GGCGCGAAGCGCCGCCGCGAATTTTTTATAAATTTCCTCTATTCTCTAAAGTGCTATCACTTGACAGGTTTATGACTGCATACAAAAGCTAAGAATAAGCCTAAAATAATAGCAAGTCATAGAGATGGAGGTTCAAATATGCCAACAAACAAACGAGTATTTACGCTGCGTCTTTCAGATGAGGTTTTCGATAAAATAGGGGCGCTTGCGGCTCCTCGTGAACACCGCTCCATGACAAATTATATTGAGTATGTCCTTCTCAAGCATTTGGAGGACATCGAAAAAGAAGGGGCGGATCATATCGAGGAAGAAAAACCTGAATAAGCGTAAATCCAGCAATTAAAAGAGGTGAAATATTGTCTGTACTAAAAGCAAAGAGAACGGTTAGTAAAGCTGAATTTGTCAATACGGCAAATCAGATTTATGTTGAAACACTCAACTTTCTAACAAGAATGTCTGCCAGGTATGCCCGGCTTCTGGCTGAACCAGTTGCTAAATTGGCCGGCGAGGTTGTTGACCACTGCGAAAAGGCCAACAGTATTTTCCCGTCCGATGAACAGCGAATCAATTTGAGAAAGGCACATTTGTTAGAGGCAAGAGCATCTCTGAAAGCGCTGGATGTAAGGCTTACCCACTGCTATACCGTGATGATGCAAAATCCAGAGGGGTGTTTTACAACAAGCAGTGGTAGACAGGTAGGCTCGAAAGAAGCCATTGAAAAGCTTGACCGCATGGCGGCAAATCTTGGTGAGATGATTGACCATGAGGATGAGCTGATTAAAGGCAATATCAAGTCTGTTGGACAATCAAAAGCAAAGCAATAACTAAATTATTGGGTGTACGTCTGTAAGTGAGACTGTTACGTGTTCACGCTCTCCTGTAGGTTTACTGGTGGCTCCGCTCCGCCAATTACAACAATAACAACAATTTCTGTAATGTGAACACGGATGGCTCGGCCAACAATAACAATGCGAACTATTCGTTGGCGTTGCTGCCCGGATTTTGCGATGCGAGGTCACATGGAGTAGCCGAAAGGCGAAAGACGACCTTCGCAAAAGGAGACGTACTTCCCTGGGTGAAAGTCCTTAAAACTGCCTTACGACGATCACACACGGACGCTGCTTGCATGGCGAAGAATTGCGCTACCTTCGTTTCATGTGTGGGATCAAAGTAGTTTAGATGCGCACCTACAAAACAACTATGCGAAAGGCGAAAACTTATTATGACAAGCGAAGAGCGCCACGAGGCGCGTTACCGTCGCAGGAAACGAAAGCGACAAATGAAACGATGGATGCGAAGCCAGGCCGTTGGAACACTTGAAGAAGTTTTTAATTACCGCGATATGTTTTATTGGGGTAAGAAGTGCTGCAACGGTGTAAGGTGGAAGCAATCAACTCAAAATTTTGAGCTTCACTTACTTTCTGGAACAGCTAAGAGAAGACGGCTTATTTTAGAGGGGAAGTGGAAACCAAAGAAATGCGCTCATTTTACACTGCATGAACGTGGTAAGGTCAGGCCAATCGATGCACCACATATTGAAGACCGACAAATCCACAAATTAGAAACTAATAAGGTTTTGTCCCCGCTGTACACGCCCAGTATGATTTATGACAATGGAGCGAGTCAGAAGGGGAAGGGTTTGCACTGGCATTTCAAACGGCTGAAGAAACAGCTCTCTTGGCATTACCGCAGGTATGGTAGGGAAGGAGCGGTATTCCTGCTTGACCTCAAAGGGTTCTTCCCAAACGCCAACCGAAACTTGATCTATCAAAGACACAAGAAATTTATTACGGACGATAGGTTAAGAGCGCTTGCGGATCTGATTGTTACGGAATCGCCGTGTACTGTACCTGGCCGGGGAATGCCGCTTGGTGTTGAACCAAGCCAGCAGGAGATGGTATCTCTGCCCAGCGACATTGATAACTTTATCAAATGCCAGCTTGGGATTCACTGTGCTGGGCACTATATGGATGACTATTATATCATCCTACCAGATGTTGAAGAACTCAAAAGAATTGCCAGAATCATCATTAAGCGCTTTGAGATGGCCGGCATTCTGGTCAACAAGAGAAAGTGCAAAATCATTCCTCTTACAAAGCCATTCAGATTTTGTAAGGCGAGATTTACTTTGACTGAGACTGGCAAAATCAAAGTCAACGGGTGCAGAGACGGTGTAAAACGGGCGCGTAGAAAATTGAAGTTGTTCCATCGTCAATTCCTTGAAGGAAAGAAAACACTTCAGGAAATCGATCAGTACATGGAGTCCCAGACATCATATTATCGTACCTTTAACGACCATGGGAGGCTCCTGAAATTGAGAAGAATGCACTACGCTATTTTCAACAAATACCGTGAGGCTGCTCCGCTGAAGATGGCGGGATAAGGCTTCTACATTATACCTGCCAACTGAGGTAGGCTATAATTAACCTAATTTCATATTTAATTTTGGAAACACTCAGAGTTTTGTTCTCTGGGTGTTTTCTCTATTTTGGAGGGTTTTTAGTGGAATACAAAACTTATATCACAAACAGACGCGCCAAGATTCAGGGTATTGGTGGGTATGTCAATCTTCCATATGGTACAGAGGTATCCGTGGATGGAAGATTTCTCTATTATCAGGGAAGACCAATTTGCTCTGTTACCAGCAACAATGCACACACCTACTTTTCTCAGAATGACGATGGGAATGGAGTTCGGCGCGGAAATCTTGTGAGAGCAATCAAGAATACGCTTGAGCGTAGGGATTCTAACTATCAGAACCGTTGGGACAAGGTGTGGGAGGATACACTTTGTCAAAAGTATAAGAAAGCGGGGCACGAGGACTATTGGCTTTGGAACCACGATTTCTACAACGCTGATATCGAAGACTTGAAGTATATTGCAAATCTGATTGGCGCAAAGGAGGGTCGGTAATGTATCGAATTATTAAAGTATCAGATGGTACAGAGATTGGTGTAACTGATACCATCGAATTTATCCGGTATGGAAATAGTGGGTGCTTTGTCCCTGCTGATCAAAAACACGCAATCGGTGTTGCTGTGAACAGCGTTCCTTATAATCTGGTCGGCCACGATGAGATTGAGGGGGCTGAAACAGTTGTTGTTTCTGAGATTGACGGCGGCGCTGTTTTAGCAAAACAAGGCAGTCTTGTGGACGATCTCATTCTTTCTGCATTGGGGGTGCAAAACTAATGAAAGAAAAGCTAAGAAACATGTATGAGGAAGGTCTGCTTGATACTACCGGCCTCTTAAATGCAGTAGCAAAGGATTGGATTACAATTACAGATGTTATTGAAATTGTGGGCGAGGACAATGCACTGTCCGTTGTGATGTCTGCAAAGCTGTCCGAAATTTCTAATGCCTGTAATGCGGTTATTGTGAACGGTGTAGACATTAAGTTCGGTGAAGAGAACGTTCACTTTAATTTGAGTATTGAGGATCAGAGTAATATCAACAACCTATTTCGTGTTGTTGAGTTGGGCGGTACAGAGTTCCCGTATCAGGCCGATGGCGGTGTTTGTCGTATTTATACCGCAGCCGAAATTGCAGCTATCTATATTGCGGCACAGACGCTTATCACAACTCAGACTACCTACCATAATGAGCTGAAGCAGTATGTACAGACATTAACCAGTGCGGAGGAAGTGTCAGCTATTCAATATGGTATGACCTTGCCAGAGCCTTATCTGACAGAGATGAATGAGAAACTGGCTGTGGCACAGCAACAGATGCAAGCGATTGTAGGTAGAATGCAGCAAGCCGCAGCAAATGTTGGGACTGGGGAATAATCCATGGATTGTGCTGAACTAATTTCTGAACTGACTGACATCTGCATTCGGCAAGCTAAGATTATTCAGGAACAAGCGTATATGTTAGAACAGTTTGGCGCAGAGGTTAGGGAGAAAGAAACACTGGAAAATTTGAACCGGCATAGAGAACTGACGAGTTATTGAGAGGAGGATGATTTATGCGGGAACGTATAGGGAAATGGGTTCTCTCTATTCTGCTATGGTTCTGGGCTGGCGGTGTATATTTCTTTGCAGAAGTCATTTGGAAAACGGCACAGGGGAGGCCGGAGACAATCAGCTGGACGATGTTTGCGCTGGCAATTATTCTGGCGATCCCCATGGAACGATTTGGAGCAGAACTTCCATGGGAGATGCCGTTAATTGCGCAAGCGGGCATCTCTGCTTTGGCAGTTATTGCGACTGAGTTTGTTGCCGGCCTTATTCTGAATGTAGCTCTTGGCTTAGGGATATGGGATTACTCTAATATGCCGGGGAATATCATGGGTCAGGTCTGCCCTCAATTTGCCTTGCTGTGGTTCGTCGTATCAATTATCGGAATTGTTCTGATGGACTGGATGAGATATGCAGTGGAGGGCGGGGAGAAGCCCCATTATGTATAACAGAATGAAACTCTGATTTGCTAACCATTTTATGAGCCGCATCTGAAAAAAGGTGCGGCTCTTTCTTTATATAAGGGAGGAGGTGACAGTTGTGGGACGAAAGACAAAGCAAAATAAAATTACAAGCCCAGAGTTAATTTCCCAAATCAATCCGAAGAACGTCCGTTTGATGAATGATTTTCTGGAGTATTTGCGGAGCATTGGTAAAGCAGAATCCACCGTGAAAGCATACACGAGCGATCTTTATATCTTTTTTGTCTGGGTGCTTCAGAATGCCGACAATAAGTATTTTCCAGAAGTCACAAAGCGGGACATTATTTCATACCAAAATTGGTTGCTGCGGAGCAATGAAAACTCACCTGCTCGTGTTCGCCGGTTGAAGAGCACATTGTCATCTCTAAGCAATTATATTGAGGCTATTTTGGATGATGAGCTGCCCAACTTCCGATCTATTGTCCGCAAGATTGAAAATCCAGTCAATGAGCCGACCAGAGAAAAGACGGTTTTGACTGATAAGCAGGCGGACTATCTGCTGGACTACCTAATGAAAAAGAAAAAGTATGAAAAGGCTTGCTGCTTTGCTTTGGCGAGATATTCTGGCCGGCGTAAATCTGAATTGACGCGATTTAAGGTTTCGTATTTTACAGATGAAAACATTATCTACGGCACGTTTTACAAAACTCCTGAGAAAATCAGAACGAAAGGGAAAGGCGTTAATGGCAAAATGCTGACGTGTTACGTACTAGCGAAACCATTCAAACCGTATTTCGATGCTTGGATGGTGCAACGGGCAGAACTGGGGATTGAGAGTGAATGGCTGTTCCCAGATAAGAATGATCCCACCCAGGCAGTTCCTATTTCTACGCTGAATAGCTGGGCAGAAACATTCTCCAACATTTTGGGAATCCCAGTGTATTGGCACAGCCTCCGGCACTTCTTTACAACATCACTTGCCAAAGCAAATCTTCCCGATTCCGTAATCAAAACCATTATTGGATGGGAGAGCCTTGAAATGGTGGATATCTATAAGGATATCGACGATGAGGACGAGATCGGAAAGTATTGTATGGATGGTGAAATTGTTGGACAAAGGCAGGCCACGCTTGCTGATTTGTAAAGGGGGTGCAGGGGAGATGTACGAAATAGAAATCCATGATTACCTAAAGAAAAAAGGCTTGTCCGAATACGGAATTGCCGGTTTGATGGGGAATTTGTTTGCGGAAAGCGGACTTAACCCCCGCAATTTGCAAAATAGCTATGAAAATACTTTGGGCATGAATGACAATGCTTATGTTGCTGCGGTGGATAATGGAACCTATACGAATTTTGTACGGGATAAAGCTGGGTTTGGTCTTGCCCAATGGACATTCTGGACAAGGAAACAGGGGTTGTTGGATTTTGCAAAAGCGTCCGGTAAATCTATCGGGGATTTGTATATGCAGTTGGATTATCTATGGCAGGAACTTACTCAAAGTTATCCTGGAGTATTAGCAGTACTTAAAACGGCGTCCTCTGTTTTTGAAGCATCAAATGCGGTACTGCTGGATTTTGAGAGGCCGGCCAACCAGAGTCAACAGGCACAAGAGAAACGTGCTGCATATGGACAAAGATATTATGACCAATTTGCGTCTCAATCAGATATAAACAGCGACATCAGTTTGGAGCAATTTAAGCAGTTATTTCAAGAAATGCGATCTGAGTTGCAGGATAACGATTGCGGAACGTGGAGTGCCGATGCAAGGCAATGGGCAGTAAATACGGGACTATTTGCCGGTAACGGTACTGAGATTAACGGAGAGCCAAATTATATGTGGCAAGATTTTATTACCCGTGAGCAATGTGCAACAGTCTTTTACCGATTTGCACAGAGCATGGGAGTGTGAATATGACCAAAGGAGTGAACAGCAATGACGGACATCAATAAAATTGTGCCTCGTAATGGGTATTTGGTAGATGGGGAAACCGGTGAGAAGGTTTTGTTTTATGAGTGTGATCCCATGAAGAATACGGAGTGCGAGAGAAAATTGTGTCGCGCCGAAGCAGACGAGGATGAAGGTAGTTTTGGTTTTTGCTCCAAAACCCTTGATCCTCGTTTTCGTAAGGACGGAGGTAGGGCATGGTATGCAGTACTGAAAACGTCAAGCGATGATGGAGAGCCTTATTGGGGTAGAGAGTATGTAGAGGTGGATTAACATGATGACAGTTCAAGAATGTATCCAGTATGTTGAAAGTCATTTGGAAATCCGGCTTGCAACGAATAACGGGGCGTACACCTGCGGACGAACTATCAATCCGGTAGGATGTGTAAACCATTCTGTCGGTTGCGCCCAGCCCGCAGTTAATGTGTTTTACAACTCAATGAATAAGTCAAGTGCAGGATGGGGCGTCAATGCTTTATTGGGGGATTTCCACCAGGGAGAGGGTAGGATTTTGCTTACACTCAACTGGAATAGCCGTCCTTGGGGTGTTGGTTCTGGCAAAAAGGGTTCTTGGAACAACACAAAAATTCAGTGGGAGATTTGTGAACCTGCAGGCCATACATATGCGGGCGGAACAATGATTGGATATGACGTAGCGAAAAACCAGGGCTACTTTGATCGAATGTGGAAGATGGTTGTGGCGTGGAATGTCTATGTGGTTAAGAAATTTGGTTATCCAGTTTCTGAAATTAGCGACCACGCTGAATCATATCGTGCTGGCTATGGTTCAAATCACGGCGATGTTGGGCACTGGTGGCCGAAGCACGGAAAGAGCATGGACGCCTTGCGTCAAGAAGTACAAGCTATTCTAAGCGGATCGGAGGATGATGATATGGATGTCGCAAGATTTAAGGAACTGTTCTCTGAAATGCGGTCTGAACTGCAAGATAACGATTGTGGTTCATGGAGCCAGGCTGCACGTGAATGGGCAGTAAATACGGGATTGATTGCCGGCAGTGGAGAGGTTATCAATGGAGAGCCTAACTGTATGTGGCAAGATTTTATGACTCGTGAGCAAATGGCAACGGTGCTTTATCGCTTTGCCCAGCTCATGGGTAAGGCATAATGGGTGGCAAACACCTGGCGAAGCGGGAACGGGGACGCAAAGGCCCGTTCCGCCATATGGCTTCTCTTGGATTTACGAACCGCTACGCAATTTACCTGCTGTTGTTCCTGTCAGCGGGGCTTGCGGGCGGATTTTTTCTTGCCGTTTTAAGTATCAAGTATCAGTACACTGGCGCTTTGGCCTGCTGGACGGTTGTTTTTACGCCCATTGGTACTGCAGTCGGTATCGTATTAGGCAAGATCGTAGACAAGAACAGAGCTGAAAATGTAAGTGGTAATGGAGATGGAATTACTTTTGCCTCGGCTCAGGCTAAAGGATTTGTGAAAGAGGAAGAGGTGGACAGAGTAAGCCCGCCAATTTAACAAAGGAGGATAGCGGTTATGGAGTTGAATTGGGTAGAGATTGTAATTTCCATTCTATCCGGCCTTGCAGCAGCTATTCCGCTGGTTGTTCAACTGGTGAAATATGTGCAAAAGGCAGTTAAGGAGAAGAACTGGAATAAAATGCTCGATATGGTCATGGACTTGATGAAGACTGCTGAGGGTATGTTTGAGAAGGGCGCAGATCGAAAAGAATGGGTGCTTGCCATGGTTAAAGGATCTGCGGACAGTATCAACTACGATGTTGATATTGAGGCAATCAGCCAGCTAATTGACAGTCTATGTGATATGAGTAAGGTTGTAAATAACTCAGAAACCCCAACTGAAACACCTGCTGAATAAAGGTCGGGTGTTCAAAAATGCTTGATTACATTGAATATTTGAACATTCCAGTAAAGGTGGCAATCATTTTGATTGGCGCTTTTCTTATTATGCAGTTGGTTGGCGAATTTTTAGAGTTTAAGGGGAAAGTTGTACCTGAGTTTGTCAAAGTACGTAAAGTATTTGCACGTCGCAGAAAAGAGCGAGAGATGATGCAGAAAATGGAAAAGACACTCGACAAGGTACAAGTTACTATGGACGAACTCAATAAGCATTATAGCACGGACAACATTCAAATGCGCGATGAGTGGATCAAGAGAGTAAATTCTAAACTTGAACAGTATGATGCGAGTATGGCCGAGCTTGATAGGAAGCTGGACAAAAATAATAGCGATACGCTTTCCATTCTTGTTGACAATAAGCGTAATGCGATTATCAGTTTTGCTTCGATGGTTATTGACGAAACCAAGCCAGTGACCAAAGAGCAGTTCAATCGGATTTTCAAATTGTATGAAGAGTACGAGGCGATCATCAGCGCAAATGGCATGACAAATGGAGAGGTTGATATTGCTATTCGGATCATCAGAGAGGCATATGAAAATCATCTAAGAAACCACTCATTTATCGAGGATATTCGCGGGTACAGTGTGTGATAAATAGGGGAGGGGTACAAACTCTCCCCTTATTTTTACATTGTAGATTTGACAGAGACAGTTGTGTGATATATAATGGCAAACGGTATGGCTATTATTATATAGTATAGGCTTACGGGTCATGGGTTCCAGATTACCACAAATTATACCACATTTGCTTAACACAAGATGAAACAAGACGAACTCAAAATAGTGAGAAAAGTTCTTGATTTCGTATCTGAAAGGTGGGAATATCACATGATGAACGATGATGAATTGTACGGTGTGAAGTTCCCCACGATGAAGCCTCTGGGTGACTAATTCGCTCAAAACACACGATATAGAGTGATTTTGATTAAAACAAACACTATATATTGTGCTTTTGCTGGATCGTGTTTTTATCTTACCACAGCGTTACCACATTTGCCGAAAATATCACATGAAAATGTGGTAGAACCGAAAAGCAAAATCCGACTGAATTTAGGGAGCTGGCCTTGTGCTGGCTCCCTATTTTTTTGTCAGAGAAAGATTAAAGGGTACAGAAATCCAATTCGGAGATCTGTACCCTATTTTTTTCTCGTGTTGTCGCCCAGGATAGCCCAGGAGCGACGATTAGGATTTGGGAGTGTAGTTTCACCTGTAAAGAGATTGAACGCTCTGAGAGCCGTCTACGGGCTTTTATCGAGGTTTGTTAAATCTGGTGCATTTACAATGACCGTATGGATCGCCGTGCCGCAGCCAATAGCTGCCGACCTCCACTGTACGGCCACAGTTTTGGCAGAGGCATTTCCATCTGGTTTCATTGCCGGCGATCCGTTTATTCTCCACTGGCTCGATTACTTTGAGATATCCAAAGGTCTGGCCTGTAAGGTCGTGCTGAAGTTGGAACTGGGAGCAACCACAGGATCTTGTTTTACCTTTTCTAAGACTGTCTGATAGAACGGATACCGTGTTGCCACATTCACACTTGCAAATCCACCTTGCCTTTCCGCTTTCAGTGGCAATATCTTTCTGGATTACAGTGAGTTTTCCATATACTTTGCCTGTCAAATCAATGAGGGTAGGAGATTGCTTATGCCTCAAACACCCACATGATTTTGTACCATTTTCTTTGAGCAAATTAGTAGATGACACAATAACGGTCTTCCCACACTCACATTGACAGAGCCACATGGGGCGACCTGGCTTGCGGTCTTCTACTCTCTGCAAAACAGTAAGCAGGCCAAATGTCCTACCAGATAAGTCAACGAGTTTGCCCACAAAAATCCCTCCCATCAAGATATCTTGATTTTACCTTCGAGATTCGCAAAGGATTGTTTCTTTACCTCCTTTGTGGCTTCAGCGTAGATGTTCATGGTGGTTTCAATGTCGGCGTGTCCCATGATCTCCTGAATGGCTTTTATATTTTTCTCAACCTCGCAATACCTGGTGCAGAATGTGTGACGGAGATTATGGGCAGAGAAGTGGCGGATCAGAACGGGATCACGGCCATCTCTGTCGGCCTGAATAGTTTCGTCTTCGATATAGGCAGCACAAATGCGGTCAATGGCGCGGTTGACGCTGTGAGGGGATAGTGGATCGCCATACCGATTTTGAAAGATAAATCCCGTATAGCCGTCTATAATAGACTCATTAAAGCCTATGATTTCTTGCTTTGCCCATTCTGTGCGCAGCGCCTCTTTGACTTCTTCCAGCATGGGGACGATACGGGTGCCGGCCTCTGTCTTTGGCGTTTCAATATGGAAACGGGCTTTGGATTCACCCTCATATTTCCGATATACCATGTTGTGGTTGATGCTGATAATCCCGTCCTCAAAGTCGCAGTCCTCCCAGCGCAGGCCAATGACTTCCCCGATACGGCACCCAGTTCCCAGGAGAACAGTAAAGAGCGGGAGCCAGTGGTTATAAATTTTACTGCTTTTAATATAGTCGATGAAAGCTGCCTGCTCTGCTTTAGTCAGAGCGTGACGCTTTGGCTTTTCCCAATTGTTGCTTTTCTTGATTTCTGCCATAGCGCCGGTGGCGGGATTGATACGGATATAACCATCACGCACGGCCATCGTAAAGACAGGGTGGATGATGGTGTGAATGATCTCCATGGAGTTGGGCTTAAATCCCCGCTCTCTTATGAGACGGTTATAGTAAGCCTTGACATCTGAATACTTAATGCTTGAGATTTTCTTCTTGCCAATATCGTCCTGGACATACTTCTTGTACATATAGAGATAATTGGCACGAGTGGATTGTTTCAACTCTGGTTTATTGGAGATATAGAGGTTGAAGAGATCGTTCAATGTTGCCCTGTTTTCTACGGTGGCTTTGATACCATCTTCAAGGTCACGGATGATTTTCCGTTCCTTTTCTCTAAGGCTCAGATCATCCTTACAACCAGGAGGGAGGCGGTCAGTTGGCACAAGCCGTCTGCTGTATACATCGTGCCGGTTGCCATCTGCGTCGGTGTAGGTGAAACGATAGGTGCCATCTTTGCGCTGAGTTTCACCGTCTTTAAGGATACGGCCTTTATTGTCGGTTCGTTTTTGGCCGGCCATGACATTCTCTCCTTTCGTAAGATTTAAGAAAATAAATTCACTCTGCAATTACATGATAAATCAAAGAGCGAAATTCGTCAATAGATAAAATCACTGAAAAGTTACTTTTGAAATTTAGCGTTGATTTTATTCGTGCGTTAGTTTACAATTAAGATAATAGGGGAGGGGAACCCATGATGACAGAGAAGATCCGCATTGCCTTAATCAAGCAGAATAAAAGCGTTAAAGACCTTGCTGCCGCCATAGGCTGTACCTCTCAAAATCTGAGCGGAAAGTTCAAGCGGGACAACTTCAGCGAAAAGGAATTGGTGGAGATCGCTGAGGCACTGGGATACCGCTATGAAGGTAGGTTCATTAACAAAGAAACTGGGGAAGAGATATAAAACATTTGTTCGAGTTCTAAAGCTTTATAAACGGGGTGCGTTGCACCCCGTTTTTTTTAGTAAATTGTGTACACATATTCAAAGAGTTTGCGATAGCCGTTCCCTTTGGGCAAATACCCTCGATATCTTCTTACAACCCTGTTAGAATGAGTTTTCCAATACACTTGCCTGTTTGAATTTTTAGGATACTTGATGTGGTTCCCTACAGGTTGGAAAATCCCGTCAACCCAGTCCCAGTTTACATAGCCGGCCTCTGGATGATAGCCGTATGTCAGTATTTTTCGCAGACGATTATCCTTGTGGCGGTTCATAGCTCTGCGGTAAGCCCGCCCTGTTTTCCTCTTGCCGACCTTCTTTGCTGGCTTGGGATATTCATGTGCATCTTCACAATATCCGCCGATCCAGAAATGTTCTTCACCAATTTTATCGCATCCGCAGTATTCAGGTTGCCAGTCTCCGTACTTGCGAAGCCGTTCATATCTGCTCTGGACATTATCTTTTCCGAGTGGGCATTCGTCGCATAGGAAATTTATATTGCCAATGGGGATCAACAGGTATCACCACCAAACTAATCTTTTATTCCGGCCACAAATCCTCTGAAAACAACTCAGCAAATTCAGACGATGTAATTTGCCTGCAAGCAATGGCGTGATTTTTAGCATCGTACCGATTCAAAAACTGCCCATCGTCGGTATAAAAGCCCTGCTCAAGCGTCATGCGGTCATACTTGATGCCGTGTCTGGTCATGTTTTCAAAAATATCGGCGTGGCGTTTTCCAGTCCAGATGATAGGGTAATCTGGTTTTTCCAAATAAGTTCGGATAGCGGAAGCAACTATCATAATTTACCACCAAATTTAACCTTCCATTTATCTCTTCAGAACAGCATAACAATAGCAGTGACGGCTATTTGCCACATATGTATGAGCTGGTCTTGCCATAGATTTATCTTTTTGCGGTTTGCTTTCAAATCGTCTACTAAGGCATGGACGAAAACATTGAGTAAGAAGTACACCAGGAAGAACCAGGAGATGTTGAACGATAGAGCAACAGCAATAGGGAGCATAATCATAAATGCCCAACTGAAACTGTGCATTAGGAGCGCCCAGATGTAGTCGTATTTGTATAGAGGCTGCGGAGCGTTTTCTTTCCACCATTGCTTTTGCTTTGCAGAGGCCAGCCATCCTTGGAGGTAGTAGTCATCAACAATATGGAAGAAAATCATCCATAGAACAATAAAGGCTTTACTCACAGTCCAAACCTCCTGCCAGCGCCTCATTGACATCAATGGAATCCCCAGGATTTAGAGAAGGGAAGAGTGCATTGTTGATGTCGGCAATCCAACCGTTCTCACTATTTCCGATACCTACAATATCGCTGTTTTTGATCCGCTCTACATACTCCACATTCGGAAACAGGTTCTTGATCGCTTTAATAGTTTCAATTTCCTGATCAGAAAGCGAAATCACTTTTACGATATGCTCTGGGTGGTTGATTGCCTCGTAGATTGCGGCATTGCTTGACCCTTGTTCTTCCCATTTCATAACCCCATCGCTGTTGATGTGGTATTTGCCCTTGTACCCTTTAACTTTGAAAGGTACGCCAATGTCTATACCGAGCACATCACAAATTCTTGGCTTGATCATAGTTTTCTTCCCTCTTTCTAAATAGTCTGGTTTACTGGCCGGACACTCTCTGCATGAACGCATTTCGTATGCTCCGCAGCCAATGGATTTATAACAAGGCATTGGAGATCACCTCACATATTTGCGATATCTCTGCTATGGCTTTCTTGCCACCCAGGATATCTCCAATAGCAATACAGACATTGGTGAGCGCATGGATGCTTTTGATTGAGTAGTTCCAGCTTGCCAGAATAACACATACAATTTTTCCGTTGGAATCCGTATTGATCTGCATTATCATCATGTAAGCAAAGCAGCTCTAAGTCATAAGAAGAAATGCAGCCACATTGAATAGTCTCTGTTAATCCAGGCTCCGCGCATGACTCAATCCGAATACTATCTAACGGCCTTGAATTGGAGAAGTAGGATTTTACTTCTCGAAGCATCTGGTCAACTTGGGCAATTTGCTGTTTGTCTGGAACAAAACCATTTTCTCCGTAGGGCAGAGGCAGGCCAGCATTCTTAAATCTTCTTCTGACATGAGGGTACATATCAATCAAACTGATTCGGAATCTGTTAAATCCGTGGTCGATAAATGTCAGGAAGACATTTTTCGCTGTTTCAATGCCTTTCTTTGTAGGAATGATTGGATCGATTCTTACAACAATTTTGCTCTTTGGGAAGCCGCCACCGACCAGTGTAGTTATCGCATCAAATTCATCATATGGCGCTGGGACAAACGGTTCTAAAACAGAATGACCAAAGCCAGTAAATGTTGTGTGGATGATCACCTTGTCTTTATATTTGAGTGCAGCGTCGTAAAAATCTGGCGATACACATTTTGTTATTAGGATTGCGCCGTCGATTTGGTTCATTTTACTTGTCCAGGAAAGGTCAAGCCCTGCATCGCCGGCTTCGGTTATCCCAATTTTGTATTTTGCCACTTTGTAATCACCGTCCTAACTGCTCAAAATAGAATTTAACCGGGTGTGGAGTAGGAGTGACCAGGCCAAAACGAACAGCGTTCTTATATGTAACGCTGTCACGCATAAGAACAGTCGGCATATTCTCTACCATTTTGCGGAACCCTTCTAAGGTGGATCTGCTTTTGTAGTGGTTGCAGCTCCTACAAGCGGGTAACATATTGTCCAGAGTATCTTTTCCCTGCTCTGACCAGCCGTTGATAGGAATAACATGGTCAACCTGCATATCCTTATATTCCAGTTCACACCCACAATAAGCGCAGTGTCCATTTGTCTTCTTATAGACTGCCATGCGCTCATCTTTGGTTAGTTTTCGACGTTGGTTCATCCCTGTTCCTCCAGGACGCTGTTGCCAATAAGCAGAGCGTCTCTCAGTTCTTTCACATAACGGTCAAACTCCACCATAAATTCCTCTTCTGAGATCTCTCTGAAACTCATATTCCGAGTGTTCTTTGATTCGCCCAGGATGCTGGAAAACACCGTGTCACAATAGAAAGGGACAATATCATCGTTGTCACAGCCGTGCCCAAGGTAAAGAGCCGGATACTGGTAGGGATTGAAGTGGCAATGGCCGGAGAGATCATACTGCTCATGGGGGATATCAATGATCCGTAAATAATTGCCATTTAGGATAAAGCAGCGGCCTACATTTTTCTTTGCTTCTTCTTGGAATTTTCTGATTTCCATTTTCTCAAGGGATTTTCGGAGAATATGAAGCTCAGAGATTTTCTTATCAACTTCTTGGAGTGTCATGGTTCGCTTTCTCCTTCTGCTGCGTCTGTTCTCTTTTTGCGCTCAATAAACTTGACCATTTCCCAACCATCTTGGAATTTTACCTTGCGGTATCCGTATCTCGAAAGCGCCCGCTCATATAACCTAAATCTTCGTGAATCTTCGCCCTGGACAACGATTTTTGTATCTTCGGTTTCACGGAGAAAGATGTATCTTTCAAATTTTAAGAGCATATCTCTTGCCCAAAACAATGCCTCAACACCGCAGCGGCCAGTTGTCCTTAGTGTGAGGTTGTCATCTTTGGTTTGGTTGAACCACCCATTGAGATTTTTCTTTTTATCGGCTACGGCAAATGCGACATGGTACTCAGTTGATCTGCTGCCATTCCAGCGGTAGAATCCGATTTGACAGAATTGGCCGTTAGATAGTTTATGGCGCTTGTAATACCCCTCTGACTCGCTATCCCAGGTAAAGGATATTTCTGTGTTGTTTTCTTTTTGGTTCATATAAGTTCTCCAAATACTTTTAAGTCGGACATAGGGAATAAGCCATGCTCAACCATATCGTATGGCTCGTCTTCCCATGAGATTTGGATTGGGCAATCTGAAATAGGAGTACATATTGGCCGGCCATTTAGGTTGTAGTACGTCATTTTTGCCCAGTGATCTTTATATCTTCGCCACTCTTCTTCTGGGGAATTGAAATGTACCTGTGGAGCTAAGAAACAATCGGCAACTCGCCAATGGCCGGCTGTGTGGGACGGTAAGACACGGACTGGAGGTTTTTCATGCGCCCAGATCTGGCCTGATTCGTCGCAAGCCAGATAGCGTAAGCCCCAGGAGCGTAGCTTGTTGATATTGAATTTCATAGAGCTAAATCAGCGAGTTCCGAAAGCTTGATAGACTGTTCTGGCTTTAGGGAGGGAAACGCGCCTTTCTTCAGATAAATAATTTTGCCGTCTACTCTAAGAGTGGTCATGTCACCAACACGTTTTAGCTCACCGTCACCGAGAACGTCGAGTAGGTTTTCTGCGTGTACGATTTCATATTCTGCAAAGTGGGGCTTGTGGACGATGCGTTCTGGGTGGTCAAGTGTACGCAGCAATGCCATTGTGGAATTTGGAGCATTTGATGGGCGTGTTGAAAATGTTCCATCATCCATTATCCAAAACTCTACATTATCGAACCCTTGGATATAGAAAGATTCTCCTGGGGAGACTCCCAATAGCTCACAAATTTTCGGTTTTCCCATATCGGACTCCTTTTCTACCGTATAGTACAGATCCCCAGTTTCTTCGTCCTGGTGTTCAACAAGTCTTTTTTCTTCAGCTGATTTTGCTGGTTCTACGAAAGCCCACTCGAAAACTTCTTGCGGATAATATAGCGTCATATAACACAATTTACCGTCGTAGTATTCTCCTGGTTTATGAGTGCAACTTCTGTTTGTTTTTCCGCAGATTGAGCAGGCGCTTGTATTAACAGAACATGCAACGCTGATTTCGGGCTTTTCTCCATGCTCGATTTGCTCAATTAGTTGCTCTGTTTCATTTGACCTTGGGATTATGACGGTTGCTTTTAACCACTGATAACGCTCGTGTAAGGTCGCCCACTTATTTTCATCTGTAACAATCTCAGTTGAAACAATTTTTGCGATTCTGGTTTCCCCAATACAACCATACTTCCCAACAAACATTTCTGCCATTTGTTTAAGGCACTGAGAAGAGAACCGCTCGTTATCGTCATCAATTTCATTGTCACAAAGCTTGACGGTAAATGTGTAGTCATCATCTGCAACCTTACAGCCGATTAGTGAGGCGGCTTCGATTGGATTTCCAAGATAAAACTCTCTGCACCCAGGGATGGGCTTTTTACAATACAGAGGACACCAATCTCCACACTCTTCTTGCTGCTGGCATACATATCCAACGGCTTCGTTGATGGTATCGGATACTCTTCCTTCTTTGTTAATGAACTTCATGGCCGGCCTCCCCTGGAAGATTTTTGAGGCTTTCTAAAAAGAGCTGCATAAACTCGTTTTTCTGATTAGTGCGTTTGATTTCTTCGTCCCATGCCTCTTGTGCTCGACTTACATCGTCTTCACAAAACTCAATCTGCTTCTGGATATATTGCTGTACGGCCTGGTCGCTATCATCAAAGGGCGTTTCAATGATTTTTTGATAATAGTCAAATGCGCTATCTGTGTTTATGCACATATCAATTTGTTCAAGAGCAAACTCCCTAATTCCCATGTGCTCGGGTGTAGGAGGAACCCAGGCAAGAACCTGGTCACGAACTTTTTTGTATCGTTCGTTTATTTTTGTCATCTTTGCAAGTGCCTGTTTTGCAAAGTCTACTCGATCACGGCGTTCTTTTGTCATCTGCTGCTTTGCGACATCGAACGAAATGTTTTTGACTTCTTTCAGATGTTCAATAGCGGCAATATAACGATTTTGGGCGTATACACAAGGCTTAAAATGTGTTGGTGTGGGAACGGTTAAAGGCTCATCTCTAACATCAATGGCTATCCCAAAATTACGTAAACACAACAGTAAAAACTCTTTGCCGGTAGTAATATCGCCATCTTCAATAAAGGCTGTATATCCGGTTGGCATAATCGATTCCTCCCATTATTGATTTGTTCTGGACTTACCGTTCCTTTGCGCCAATATTTGCTTTTTCAAAATACTCGATTGCGAGCTTATAGGCTTTTCGCTGATTATCAAAATCTTCTTGCGTCACATCGCCCAAGTGAGCGATCTCTTTTTTGATAAGTTTATTTTGACGGTGAAGCCGAATTGTATTTTGCGCGATACGGATTACTTGTGTTGCAACAAGTACAGTCACCATAATTGTGAGATATGTGTCCATATGTTCTCTCGTAATCTCCTTTGTAATTTTCATGCCGATCATAAAATGCCGACTGGGTGTTTCCAATACTCATTCAATACGTTATACTTAGTTTCTTCATCACATTTTTGCACACTATGGATTTTCATGTAATTACCATAGATGTGTTTGAACCTTTCTTTCGCGTCTTTTACACCATTTGCTATTACATAAGAACGGAGGACAGAAGCGTTCTTTGATCTGCACGAGAAATCGATGCTGTACAACTCATATCCATTTTTCAAGATATATCGGTCTAGGATTTTATCTCCTGTTGCCGGATTACAGTGGTAAACTACATCATATCGTTCATACGGAACGAGTTTTTCTACCAACGGAACGCCCCACTGATCTGGCGGCATGACTCCGATGGAAACAAGATATGCGCAGTTCTTTTTCCAGTTATCAATAATCTCTAAGCAGGCGTCTACATCCTTGTTGAGCAATTCGATTGAGTGCTTGTAGTCTATCTCCTCCATTTGTTGTATCCTCCGTCCATATTTACATTCCTTACAGCCCTATTCCATGACTCTATTCCGTAATGCAATGCTCGATCTGGAAGTGCCTTACCTTCGATTACTTTAATATGCGCTCGTCCAAATAAGGGCTTACAAACCAGTGTAGTCCAGCATCCATGTCCGCCCAAACCCTTTAAGGAAACACGAGGCATCTTTCCGCAAATAGGGCAAGGTAAAATTTCCACGATAGCACCTCCTTTATATGTAACAGAAAGAATTATTCTTCTGCTAACTGGGATTAGGTTGAAATTTCATTGATATACTCTTTTACTTTCTGGACATTCCAGAATACTCGTTTTCCGAATTGGACTTTAGCTCCGGCAGCTTCTCCAACCTGTATGGCAGAATATCGACCACAACTCAACATAGATTGCAATTCGCTGGTGGTAATAGCAATTTTGCTTTGGATGTCGATGTTGTTAAATTGTCTTGTTGCATTCATAAACTTTCCTCAATTCATTTCGGGACGAGCGCTTTGAAATTCAGTAAGCTATATATCAACATTTGTTGTGGAGCAAACTCTCCGAATAACTCATGTTCTTTTTGGAGACGAGCTTGAATTGCAGCTTCCTTATTTTCAAAGCGCCCAATAAAAATCTTTTTGCCGTTAAGTGTGATACTTGCTGCCCATTTATTACGTTTCTTATCAAAATGGACACCAATTACTCCAGATTTATTTGTTACACACAGACCACGATTTCGATTGTTTTCAGCATATGTACAGCAGCGCAGATTGCTTTTTCGGTTGTCGTAGCGGTTGCGATTTTTATGATCGACATACTGATTTGGGCCGGCGTGCATCACAATTCTATGGAAGCGAACAATGCGTCGAACCCCAGCATAGTAATAGCTGCTTGTCAGATAACCGCCTTTATCGACATACCAGTTGGTACGGCTTTGCACGATGTACAGATCTTCAATATCGAAGTAGAACTCGGACGTTCCAATATATAAGATCCCATAAGCATCAAGCAGCCGAACATTGTTCGCCATTCCATCACACCTCTTTACGTACTCTCGCTATTTGAAATCTCTTTGCATTTGGGCTGGATATAGTCCATAAATACCTGGACTATCTTTTTAGCGTTTGTTGTAAAGGTTTTTTCGATGCAACACCAAAGCTCATAATCATCACAGTCTTCCATGGGCGTATTGCGAAACTGCTCTCTTAACAAATCGTGTGCGTCACGTTCTGTATTTTGATCGCAGCATCGTTTAATTTCATCCATATCAAAAATGAGATCGCCCCAATCGTTTCGTTCAGAGAGGTCAACGCCATAATCGTCCATGAGTCGTTTAACAGCAGAGAAAGTAGCTTCTGTATCGACAACACACGGATCGGCCAGCTTGTCTAGCAGATAGCCAGATTCAAGTCGTGCCATAAGGTGCATGAAGCTTTCAGAGCGAGGAGTGGGAACCCACCCATAGGCATAACTACCGCAATCAGATGTTATAGTCAGTTCATACCGTTCAAGGTCAAAATTAAAAATTGCCCAGAGACAAGACCCATAATCGGCATCGCCTTTTTCCTGATGAAAAGAAAAAGAGACAAGCTGAGGGACTCTTTTTGTAACCACTGCCATTATAAAAACTCCTTAATCTGAAAGGTCAATCTTAGGTGTAAGGTAGAAAAACTCAGTATGGCTTCCTACATCAAAAATAGTGGTATCGTCACGATTCCAGATCCGGGTATAGTAGATTCGGAAGCTGCGGTCTTCACAAAAGGCGTTAATCAATGCAAGAGCTTCCTGCAGGATCTCATTGTCAGATTTGATTTGTCCAGATTTATCCAGGGGTTTGATTGTGGCAATTTCACAAGTATTACCATAATCAGACTTAAAAGTAAGTGAGTAATTCATTGTTTTAAGCTCCTTAATCAACGAAAAATTGCTATCATACTGGGAAATGGAGCTGAGTTCTTTCCGTCTCCAAATTTTAGGCGACCACGGATAAACCGTATTTCGACATTGGGTTTTTGATAAATGTAATCGTGAAAGTAAGCCGTATCCGTTCGGGCAGGGATCAGTAGTACTACCGTTGTATTCGGCTGTTTTGCTTCTTCGGAGCATTTCTTCACCCAGTCTTTAATTGCCTTGCCATATGGAGGATTACAGAAGACCGTTTGCCCCCCCCACGACTGCTTTAGTCCATCATCTGCTGCTGTAAAATAGCGAGCACATTTATGGTTAGTTTCATCAGCGCAGGGGTCAAGGGTGAAGTGAAACTCCGAATCCAGTTGGTCAAAAAATTTTTGTGGTGTCGCCCAATCCATAGCCTTGGACGAAAACATGACCTCTGTATTCAATTTGTTCCACCTCAATAGTTAAATTTGTTGCTAATTAAAGGCCAAGCATATTTGCGATAGCATCAATTTCCATCTCTGTTTTCTTGTCATCAGAAAGCAGCTTATTTAGCTGTGCCTCCATGCTTTTCAGCTTTTCAAGATCTTGCTTCTGATCCATAATCTCCAGTTTGGCCTGGATGTCTGCGCCCCATTCTTTAATAGGGAAACCGGAGATAATACATTCATCCTCATAACCCAGGTCAGATGCAGCGAGGCAGATAGAATGAAGCTGGCAGAAAAGAAGAATGAGTGTTGGCCGATCTGTAGCGTGTAGGTTATAGCGCGTTCCATTCAGTTCCAAAGAACAACTGGTCAATGGAGCAAAACGTTTGATGGGGCCAAGAGAGGCTTTCTTAGCCTCAATCTGCTTTTTGAGTTCTAAAATCTTATCATCGTTCTTACTCATTACGAAAACACCTTTCTGTAAAATCTTCCATTCTGCAAATACTCCTCAATACAGTAGGGAGGAAGTACTGCTATAATTTCTTGGAAAGGAAGTGGAATCATAACCTGTTCCCCTTCCACACGATAAGATCCTGCATATGTAATCTTTGTTTGATGTTCAAATAAATCTAAAAGCGAGACAAGTTTATCATCGATATAAGCTAAAACAGTATATTTTCCTTTATACTCTGGCACCCATGAGGATTGAACGCGAATTTTTGCAAGCTGGTTGTTAATCATTGAAAGATACCAAGAGCCATAGTGATCATTTCGAGCAATCAGCCGTTCAACTTCTTCGGGGGTACAACGAGTGATTTTATCTTTTGTTTTATCAATAGGAGAATAGGAGGGATTGTTTTCAAGTTTTTCAAAAAGCTCTGCATAATTTGAGGCTGGCGTTTCATTTATAGTATCGATTAGGCAGCCAGAAAGTGATTTTGTATAAATAAATCCGATTCCGTTCCAGAAGAAAAAGTGCTTGCCGGCGTTGCCGGGTTTATATTCGTAATGCAGCTTATTAGAAACGTTGGAACGAGTATTTTGAAAGCTCATTCGATAATACTGATCTAGTTTGCGATATGTTTCAAAAACCTTCCCATCAAAATGATACATATGCTTATAGGCATCAAATCGCCCCATGTAAATCCAGTGTTCACCGTTTTTGTTGAGATACTCCGCCCCAATTTTCAAATCTTTTACCTTTACGGTATTGCGCTCCATTCGTTTTTGATTAAGTTCTGCAAGGCGAGCATAGTCTGGAGAACAAGTTGGCATTAACACAAGATCAGTACCTTCCCAGCCGTAAACAAACTCACCTTCTAAACCCTTCCCTTTGATTGAGCTGGTATGCTCCAGAATGTAGAGAAGGTTTGGAACAGAAATTTCAAACTCAAAACCGCGAGGATCGTAAACTCGTACATATGCTTGACGGAAATTGCCCCAGTCACCAGCGTAGCCACCGACCTTTTTGTTCAAAACAAACCCTTCGGTTGGGACATTATCAAACTCTTCAGGATCGATCTTTTTGTCACGCCAGCTATTCCAAGAAGGTTCTTTTCTGAGCTTTCCCTTTTCATCATAATAAATGACGTATGCCAGTTTCTTTGTATAGGTGTCGTTTCGGGTTTGAAAGCCCACACGAATCCTGTTAGGGATAAATAGATTACTGTTCATTGACAGTCACCCCGAGAGAAATAAGAGCGTTTCCACAAGTGATACGATCTGAGTCTTCTTCTTTGCTGGGAACAAACACGATTACATCCCAACCCAAATCAAGCAGCGGTTGTTCAAACTTATCATACACGCTGTAATCATCATAACTGGTAGTAACATCGTATCGGTTCTCCAGAGCAGATTTCGTCTGATGGATGGGGGTGATTTTAACGATAAACTTGCTGCGATCAAACAAAGAGTCGAGTGTTTTTGCATTCAGAATAGTCGCTTCGGTTACAGCAAAATTCAACGTATATTTTCTGCCCACCGGCATCGGAAGGATATCAGCAATTTTGGCGATCTCTTCTAGGCTGAGAGACTGGCCGGCAAACTGCATTTCGCGCTGTGCATTAGATGTGCTGTTAATACTGAGCTGCAGCCCGGCTTCGCCACTGCGCTGATTATTCTTGATATCACACCAGTCCAGCAGGTAACTTGTAAGGCTTTCGTTGTGTCGTGGCATCATAGTAGAAACGACAGGATGAACTGTAACAGCGTGAAGCCCGCATTCCTTTACCAGATTATCCAGCCGAGAGCGGGTAAATTCCAATACTGCAGGGTTCCAGGTTGGCTCTCCCATACGGGCATAATGGACATTGAATCGATTTGTAAAACGGACATCCTCGTGCTCAATGATATACCGGATTTGATATTCCAGATCGGGGAGAGAGGCGTTCCCATAAAACCCGTACTTATGTACGTCGCAAAACGTACACTTCATAGGGCATCCCTTTTGGCTGCTGATCGTCGCAACCCATTTGTCCATCAGGTTTACATCGTGGTGGTGTACGCCCTCGATCTTTTTAGTAAGACCGAGAAAATCTGCTTTGATATTGTTTTCTTTACCATAGTCACCGACTGTCAAAAACTCAAGGCCAAGAGACTTGTCAAAGTAAATCTTCCCGGTGTGTGTTAATACCGTTTGAGTACTCATAATTTCCTCCCGTGTTAGATAAATAAATGTAGTGCAAACCCAATCAAAATCGTACAAAGGGCATAAAGCATACCGACAACCCAACGAAGTAAAAACGGGTCAGCATCCATTGAGATTCTTGTTGTAACAATAAATGATACGAGCAAATCAATTCCCATCGCATGAGCTAATCCAATCGAGGGAAGGCCGAGAACAACAACGAACCAATTCCACATAAGCATAATAGCAACGCCGCAGAGAACAAACAGAACAACAGACAAAATGAGCTTCATAAAAAACGGCGGCTCAGGAGGATCTAATTTTGAAAATTTATCAGACATAGCGACACCCTCCTTAAATCAAGCTTTCGATATAGTCTCTGTCCTGACTGAAAATGGGAATCTCATGGTCAATCACCCATTTGTTGCGACAAACCAAAACCTGTTGTTCGGGATTATGCGGATTGTTGATTTTTTCTTCAAACCGCTGCTTAATACAGCAGGAACCCCGCTTTAACTCTGTCGGATAATCGTTCCAGTTAATACTGCGCTGCGACCAGAGCATTTCCTGAATCATATTGCAAGTTTTCTTGTGAAGTTCACTATGATTGAAATTTGCCTGTCCAACAGCCTCAATACTGTTACGGGTCGCATCCTGCTGTCTCCAAATCAAACAGTTGCAAACTTCCTCTTTAGGAATAGAGAATACACGAGAGTCAAACAATGCAGTATTCCGCTTTACAATGTAAGTATGAACTTCCCTGGTGGTTTCTGTTCCCATGGTGGGGAATTGGTGGATTTGCTGGTTGATCCACTCTGCGCTTATCGCAGAAAAAGCCTGGTTGAAAGCTAAGGTTGCCATAGAAGCAGAGACACTTACCATCTTCTGAATGTTGTTCCCAAACCAGGCGTCGGTCTGAAGAGTGGCATAATCCGTTAGCACCAGCGTGATTTCATCTGACTGGGTATATCCCAACACGCAACCCTGGATGTTCTCACACAAATACTTCATCGTACTCTGCATGGCCTGCGTCATAATAGGGTCGAAAGGCTTTTTCATGCCCTTAGTAAATGTATGGAACGCCTTACCATCAAGTCTGATAATGGCCGGCATCCGACGAGTTAGAAAATGACGGGATACACTTTCATAACCCTTCATACGATTTCCCAGGCTATCATTTTTCTTTGCCATAAATTATTTCACTCCCTACTTTCCCATGGAATACGGATAGCGTGCTTTGTAGTTACTGAATAGGATCTCACTCCATACTTTTCTTTCCAAGCATCAAGAAAGTCCTGCATTTCTTTGACCGCAGCATCACCGATATCGCTATACGCATCATCATACATATCTTCACAAGCGGTTGAAACAATGTCTGTTGCATCTAAGCTCAACTCAATTTCACTTGTTCCCCATACATAAATCGGGCGCTCTGCAATATCGGCATCCAAATTATCAAAGAAATCATCCCAGCTCACAAAGTAACCATCGTTATAGGGGTAGAAATCGGATTGTGCCATGAGGAACTTATCACCGAGAGCATTCGGCTCATGCTTCTCTGCTTTATCAAACAATTCCTGTTCCTTACGGTCTTCTTCTTGCTGACGGCGCTGCTGTGCGGCTTCACAGTCGCAAATAGTCCGCATTCTACTTAATTGCTTACCACAATCGGGGCAATAACGAACTACTCCGTTATAACAGTTTGGGCAGGATGTAATAGACTGGTGTTTATACGGAAATTGATTAAACTTCTTTTCTGGGTCATTGGAAAGACCATAAGGATTATCACGAATACAAAGACCGGTTCCATGACAAATGGGGCAAATATCTTCGTTATCATGAAGATCCTTAATCAACGTCTTACCAAGCAGCTCGGCAAAGGCGTCTTTGATTTCTACTGTCTTTCTTATGGGCTTAACAAAGTCAGCCATTGTACTCCTCCTCTGTACGGATTGCGGGAAGATGAATCAGTTTAAGCGTCTGTGCCACCAGGTAGGCAGAATATCCATCAATCAAAACCCCATCCCTACTAACTACAATATTTGTGTTGAACGTCCTATTGTGATAGTATTCCAGAAAGCGTTTGGCGATTTTACTGTCGTGTGGCTTTGTGCGGGTCATATAGTCTGGAATTTTAATACAAGTCATAGGTACTTCCTGCGTAACTTTCGTAATCATACGAAGCGGAAAGGTAGCGCCCGAAGCAACCATAACATCTTTGATATCTGATTCATCAAGGCCGGCTCCAACTACAATTCCGTATCGCTCTCCACTCCGAGTATTGCAGGCCACACGACACCCAGGATAAACTTTGTTTTCAAGCCTCTCTGGGGTGCCAAACCAAAATACCTTCCCATTTGGGGTGTGTTTGATCATGGCGACTTTCATAGTAGACTCCTCCTATAAAATAGTTTACTTTGTTGCTATATATAATTATAATCACGGTTCCCCGGTTTGTCAAGAGGGAACCGTGATTTTTCTTTGTTGCTATTGACATTTGTTGTTAGTCTGATGAAGCAAGACGAAGTATTATGGCTTTTGGATTATCGCAATTTTTTAGGCTTGCTTTATAATGCTCCTTCCACCAGCTATAAAGCAAATCAAAGTTCTTTGTGCTCAAATATTCTTTCATAATGAGCTGCGGGTCATTCTGAGAATCGTAGTCCAGGTGGAGAAGTTTAATATCATTCTCGGAAAAAGAACGAAGGGGCTTCCACTCAAAACTTATGATAGTCGCTCTGCGTCGTATCGCATAGTCTGGGAGTTGCGCTGCTGGACTCCATCTGCTTGCCTCACTATACTCCTCTGGTGGCACAATATTACTGTCAAAGACCCGCATACCGTCTGAGCGATAAACAATACCTACGGTAGTTTTCTTTTCTGCTATCTCACCGTCTTTTTCGATCTCTTCTACTATAAACAGACGCTTAAATGGTTCGAGGATGTTGACTGTCTCTCCGATTTCAGGTAGAAACCCCAGGGGCAAAGCAAACCCCTTCAGTTGTCCTTTTTCCCAAAGGTTGAGATCGCGTAGGTTCATCTGTAAATTCAAGGTCAATCGCCTCCAATCTGATCTGGGCTACTTGTGCCCAGGGCATCCCATAATACGGGCTTTTCTTCTTATCGCATATTCCGTTGTCAATCCCAATATAGTGACGATTCTCTAACTTCGCAGCGATAAGCGTCGAGCCGGTGCCACAGCAATTATCCAAGACAACTGCACCCTCATCAGTATAAGTACGAATGGCATAACGGAGCAGATCTACAGGTTTTTCAGTAGAATGTAAAGCAATAGATGGATGAGGTTTTGGAAAGCGCCAGATGGAAGCCGGATACTTCAATGTACTATCTGAAGATTCCACCAATGTATAGTTGCCATAGCTGCGGTTGGAATGAACTTCTTCAGCCTGTTGCCCTACTGCCTTGCCTTTGGTATGGTTTTTGTTCCCCACTGTCATCTGAGGATGATAGGGAGGAGGGGATTTATAAAACACCATAATATCCTCATGCTCTCGCAGAGGCATCTTTTTGGCGTTCAGAAAACCGCTCTTTAATACCTTGTCCCAAATGATATTATACCGATGAAGTTTGACGTTGGATAGCATCATTGTGGCAGTAAATTTATCTTGCCCAAAAAGCAGGATCGCTCCATTCGGTTTAATAATGCGCTCATACTGTTCCCATAGTGGGGGGGGTGGAACAACTGTATCCCAGGAATTTTGTGTTGCTCCGTAAGGCAGGTCGCAGAGGATCATGTCGATACTGGCGGATTCAATATCCTTCATAACCTCCAAACAGTCCCCGTTAATTACGGAATTGACAGGAACACTCATATGTATCACGTCCTTTGTTTCGTGCGTGAAATCGGTCTTTCATTCAGAAAAAGTACCCTTCCGCCTGATAGCCCAACTCTACTTTTTTCCACTCAGTTTTCAGCCAAGATTTCAGCTCCGCAGCAATACCCTTGCACATTTTAGAAGTGTTACCCGTTGCATTATATTCGCATAGATAAGTATTGTCGCTTGAGATACCAAATCCCACATAAATGCCAAGATCGTTTGCCCATTTGATTACCGCATCAATCTTGGACTTATGCAAATTGTAATAGGCATTAGGATCTTCAACATTGTTTTCAAGCAAAAAGGAACCCTTAATATATCTTAGTTTTGCCATGTTGATTACCTCTTTCCCGTAGACCCAATTCCGCCGCGATCCGTATTTCCCAAAGTATCAACTACCTCGAAAACCAGCTTGGGCTGGTGTTGTTCAATTCGGAATTGACAAATTCGATCTCCTGCCTCGATATGAGTATCGCGCATAGCAAGGGCAGGGAAGAACCATTGGTCGTTATCGCCACAATAACTTTCGTCCACCAAGCCCATGTGATTGGCCTGAATAATGCCAAAATTTTTGAAAGTGGAGCTGCGCGGGATAATATGTGCCTCATAGCCCTGGGGCAACTGCATGGCTACGCCGAGCGGGATCAACTTAAACTCGCCGGCTTTCAAATCAAACGAGTCAGCGGCCCGCAGATCAATCCAGTCGGACTTACCTTCGATATATTCCAGAGGTGGAATCTTGTTGCTGAGATAGCGAACCTTAATTGTTTCCATTTTATCTTCTCCTCCAAGATATTTCTTGAATAGCTCAGAAAGCGTCAAATTGTTAATCTGAGCTAAATGAATTGAAAGAGCGCAAATATTCTTCTCTGTAGAAGCACCAATTTCGTTGTTGAAGTAATCGATGATATCCTTATATTCACGTGGGCCAAGACAGAAAGCTTGCTCTTCATATGAGGCGAAACAGGCATTATTTGGACTATGATGCTCACCACAATGGCGGTAGTAATCAGGACACTTCAAACACGTTTGGAAATAAAGCTCACGCTTTATACCATCCCACGCTACAATTTTCTGACCACGGATAATATACTCATTTAGAGGCGACTCCATATTCGATCCAGGACAATGCCGCCACCATCCCCAGTCTTCCTTCCAATCGTTCGCATCGATAGTGCAGATGTTATCAAAATCATCTTTGGACAAAAGCCAAACTTGATAATCCTCACGATAACTTTCAGGAGCAGGATGATAATGATAAGTAAGCATGGCAGATGTCAAGCCCAGTGCAGTAACCGCATTAGAAAACGTACTGCCTGCCAGTATTTCAACAGTTTTCATGTTGACACCTCTTTACTGGCAGCGCACAAAATGTACGCTGTTAAAATTAACTCCCGGAAATTCTTTTAGCTGAATGGTGGAATACCAGCCACCTACACGCAGACTTTCAACTTCATAGACTTGTCCCGGAGACAATAATTTGTGTGCTTGTTGAGAATCACTGTCCCATCCAGCATCCAAATTTACTGCTTTAACTTTACTTCCGCGTTCGCAATGCAGCACTTCGGATTTGTCATCTGCACAGTTACTACAAAGCCAGCGTGTTTTGTAGTCTAAGACAACCCCATCCAGCTCTTTGCCACATTTTGAGCAGGTGAATTTAAAAATACCATCCATAGTTATTCCTCCACCTTGATATAGAGGCCGCAATGACACATCCCAGTCGGCCCCTCCAAAAACTCTTTACAAATACACTTGGTGTCTGGCGTCCTTTCAAGTTTACAAGGACAATATCCTTGGTTTTCTTTTACCTTCGCACGCACCTTTTCCACATACTCTTTGTCTGGATTCAGATTGATTTTCATATGGCCTCCTAAGCAATTCGTATGGCATATTGATTATCAGAAGATAATTCAATGCCAAGAACATCATCATATCTATGCGGCCTATTTGGAATAAACCGACCAAACTTCACCACGATATTTCCCAATTCCTCCAGTTTGTTTAGCTGCTCTGCGATCTCATCTGGATAGTAGCCTGTATAAATCACAAAGTCTGAACGATTGCCATACTCACGAAAGAGTTTAATAAGCGAATACACCTCACCAAATTGGAGAAATGGCTCCATGCCGCCGATAACAACTGCCTGCGTTATTGGATTACCTACGTAATGCTGATAAATGGTTGCGTCTGAAATCTCTCTGTTTTCCGTCTGGACAAGGGGTGCGTTTTGGCACACCCCTATGTCCAGATCAGACTCAACACAACACTTGAAGTCGCAGAAACAAGATGTAATGAACATGGAGGGGACTTTATAATTAACGAAGTCTTCTTCTACAATCCCCTTAACTAGCATTACAAGCCTTCTTTCTTACTAAGTACGTCATACCACTTCCGCTGACTGAACTCACGTTTACGGATCTTCTGATAGCTACTTACGGGTGTATAGAAGCCCACTACACGAGCGTATGTGTCAGCAACGGGGGCACCACATACAGGGCAGGTTGTGCGGCCCATAAATGCGTGCTTATCCTTACAAACAGAAATCTTTGTAGTAAATGCAAAGTAAATCACGCCCTGAGATGCCACATAGTTGAGCATATCCCATGCGGCTTCTTCATTGGGAAAACGGCTTTCGATATCAATATGAGCAATGCAGCCACCGCCACACTTTGCATCAAACAGGGAACCAAGACGGCATTTTTCTTGAATCGTGCATTTTTCCATGAGAGGAATCCACTGATTGCTGTAGATGAAATATCGGTCTTGCTCAAACAAAAGATTGTCAGCGGTGCAAATAACGCCGGCGCAATTTTCGGCAGGAATCATCTCTAGGTTAAACGTAAAGTCACACTCGAAATTATCCTTAACGTCGTTAATGATATCAAGAATTTCCGTGGCGAACTCTACTGCTTCATCAGAATAAGACTTATTGCCCATCTCGTCTTCGTCGATTAGACCAAAGAGATCCATCACCTCATACATACCAATTCCGCCGATGGTGCAGAATTGTTTGTCCAGCTCTACCGCTCCGTTTTGATAATTGGGAAGCAATTTCTTTTCAATATTCCGCTTGATAATATGCCGCATGGAATACAGAGCTTTGCAGTCCAGTAATACACGATCCCGTAGAATATCAAGGTACTTTTTCTTGTTCAACTTGCTTTCATAAGCGATACGAACAAGGTTAATTGTGCTGACGCGGCAGGAACCAACACTAAGAGCCGTGCCACCGATAGAGTTAATAAAGGCGTCCAGCTTTTTCGTGTCACTGAGTAGCCGGCAGCAGTTAGACAAGACACCCACATCTTCGCTAACAAAGAAGTTAGAGTCAGACCATTTGATGTTGTGTGTGCTGCACCAATAAGCAAAATCTTTATCGACGAAAATATCCCAGTTTCTTGTACGAACCATTTCGTCAATCTGTTCCTTAGTCAATCCAGTTTTTTTCAGCAGACTATATGTGAGCACAGGGTAGGTGAACATATTTTCCTCTCTGATCTCACTAACCACTTCCATAAAAACCTTCTGGAAGCTAATGAAATCTTCGATATGGTCAATCGCCATCTCACCATCGGGAAACACCACACCGCCAAACATAGACTCCAAATAGGGCCGGTCAAAAATTGACACGTTGGTAAAAGCGCTCTGGTCAATACGAAGGAAGGGCTGGTTCAGTCGGTAAATGAATTTCTGGAACTGCTGACGAGCGTAATAATCTGGATCTTTCATGTAATAGCCTTTTTGCACATCAAGATTCCAGAAATACCATGCCCAGATAAGTACGTTGGGTAGCCCAACTGCGCCGGACTGACGGTTGGACAAGAACGACACGAACTCAATTACATCATCAAAATAAGTGGTAAGATGTTTCGGCCCCTGGTGATTGTAGTTATCAAGGAAAAACAGACCTTCAGTAGCAAGACGGGTCAAATCATTTGCCCAGCAGTAAGGGAAGTAGCTTGCCGTTGTGCTGTCGTTCAAATAGAAGCCTTTACTGAACTCCTGCTCCAACCACTGTTTCGCAGTCCGCAATCCCCACTGTTTCTTAATGGTAAGGAAAATCTTATTTAGAGCAAAAAGTTTGTCTTCGCTTTTTCCCTTTTCGGTCATAAAGCTGCGGATGTCTTTATGGTTAGCATTGGCATTTGGATCAATCGAGGCATCAGCCAGAGTTTCCTTATCTACAAAGTTATCAATGAACTCTGAGAAATCGAGCTGGCTGGGATGTACCCCGTTGATAAACTCAAAATCCTCCCCGTACTTTTTCTTCAAGTCTTCCAGGCAACGTTCAAAATCTTTGGAAAGCTTCAATGTAATTTCCATATCAGACCACCTCTTTCATTGAATTGACCCATTTTACCGCATCGGTGAAACTTAGCATTTGATTGTTTACACGCAATACAGGAACTTGCGTAATACCAAGCTCAAGCATTTTTTCAACTGAGCATTCCTCTTGAAAGCGAACGCCCTTATCATAAAGTTTCTTTTTCAAGACATCACATCTGGGACACCCAGTTGAATACAATGTAATTTGCTCCTGTTCAATCTCCATAAAAATCCTCCGTTGTGTGCAGGACTGTGTAAATATAAGTCTGAATAGCAAAGTAAATTTCTTCCCATGTATAAAGCCGAAGAATGCCGGTTGACGCAGCATCAAAGCTATGATTGTGAGGACGGTCAAAGAGGATCTTGAAATAATCTCCGCCTACCAAATTATGCGGGCCGTCATCGATCAGAATATCACCACGCACCATTTGCTTATTGTTTGTGATGATAATATGTTTCCAATCTAGGAAGGGGAATAGCTCCAAAAGGCGATCCACCTTTGGCTTGCAGGTACGGTAATCAGATGCCGTAACCATGTAGAGTTCATGCCCCTCATTATGCAGTTTCTGCAATACCTCAACAGCTCCAGGGAGAGGTGTAATTCTCTTCCAAATCTCATCGGTATGAAGGACATCGAATACTTGTTCTTTCGTCAATGTCGGAAAGGCTTTTGTCATATCCCAATTCTGAACATCTTTTAGCGTAACGGATGTCCCGTAGCGCTCATTCAACATCTCAATCCAACAGTCACACAGGTTCTCTGCCACATCATCGGCATCAAACAGAATTGTCAGTTTCCTCATGCTTATCTCCTTTAAGAACGTTTGCTACAAAATCATTGACCTTATTCTTCAAATCTTCCAGAGAACCATCGTTGGTGATTACCGCATGATACCGATAATTGTCCAATGCGATTTCAGAAGCGTGCTTCTGTTGCTCTGCTGTCAGCGGGGACTTAAATCCAGGACGCACCACACGAAGCAAGATCGCGTTTATCCCATATGCTTCATAAATTTCGTACTCATTAGGAAAACGAGTGTCGGGGAGAAGCACATAGTCCCATTCATCGGGGAAAATATCAAGAATGCTGACTACGAAATCTGCCCAGTAGTCAGGCGATACAGCACGAATTTTATCAGTCCCTACGTATTGGAGTAGGCTGCGCCCTTTCTCATCCTTTTTACCGTCCCAACCGAAGAATGCACGGCAAATATACTTCAGCAGATCCCCATAGTGGGCAATCAACACCCGATGTCCCTGGGAGGTAAGTGTTTCTTCAAGGAATTTTGCAGTGGTATCCTTTCCGTTTTGAGCCTTGCCTGAAATGCAAATGATTTTCATTCGGCAGATCTCCTTCCCCGTTTGCCGCAGGACTTCTTTTCACGGCAAAAACCAAAGTAGTCACACTTAGGCATGAAGTAATGATCTACCAAATACGCCCATTCATCAGAATACTCTCGCAAAGCAGCACAAACATCGTTAAACAAACGGCGGTATTCATGGTATGCTCTGGAGCACATCCGCTGATGAGACATATCAATCAAGTTGCGAAGATTGTGTTTACAGACAATCTTAGTCTCCATTCCCAGAGGCAAACCAAGCGCCGTATCTTCTCTGGGGACGCCTAGCTGCTCCAACATTTTAAGGCCGGACTGAATTGCTTTCATAATTCCCCGATAAATTCTTTGAGCAGCGGGATTTTTCTCAATGCTGGGCGGAGTGACATAATCAAAGCCACTTTCATAATCGATATACCGTGTACTGGCCTGCAGCCTAGTGGGGGAGCCTCCGATATGCGTATACCACTCGCGGATCACTCTGGCGGAATAACCGTCCAGAATCATATAAACATCGGGGAACTCAAAGGTTCTGCCATGCTCACTTTCCAGACAGTCAAGACCTCGTTTATAATTCTTTTCGGGATTAGAGGTATCTGCGCCCCAGCAGATGCCAGCCTCCTCTCCTATCATAGAAATGGGATTTTTGTACGTAAATCGCTGGATTGTTACTGTTCCCATAATTGCCCTCCTAAATAGTTATATTTGTTGCTATTAAGTATAAGTACGAAAAACATGGTCTTCAATCGTCTTATAATAGCTACCATAAGTTAGCGCCCCAGTAGAGAAGAACACCACATCTGTATTCAGATCCAGAGCTGGGTCGCCGGAAAGAGCGGCCTCCACCGCCTCCATCTGCTCAGGATTGTAGTAATTCCCTACAGCAAACTGGTTAGGGGCTAAAAGAATCTCACTGATGCTGCCAGAAAAAGCATCGTGCATATAACGATTAAGCGCCACTTGTACCACGGCAACTTGTCCTTCAAAACATTGGTTGCCGGCCTCACTATATGCCATACACGCCAGCAGCTCTTTTTCAGCGTCAGTTACAATCAAATCTTTATATGGGTTAGACAAGCTTTCAGACTCTTCCTCAACAACTTCCACCGGAGATGTTTCTACTACATCTTCATTGGCAATTTCGTTCTTAGAGTATGGGGTTGCAGGGGTATATTCAGGCGTAGGCAAAGTGAAATAAGCACAAGGTTCTGCATCATATTCATTTTGCACCTGTTCAGGAGCAAAACACATAGAACTCATGATGCCACACGCCATTAGAACGCACGCAACAGCAACAGCTTTCTTAAATGGTTCAAACTTCGTCTCATTCATGATGACACGCCTCCTAAATTACATAGTCATAGTTATACAGATACAGATATCCACGTTTTTCTCCCCAACCATTCATTGGGACATAGATAGTATCAAATCGTTTGATAGGCTTACGTTCATACAGCTCCGCATAAATTGTCCAACGGTTTGTTTTTCCGGTGCCAATAGACCGAACTTGTATAGCGTATGCCCAAACTTCTTTGGTTTTCTTGCTACGCAGAGGATACACGTCCATAACAAGCAGCTTACGCTGGTCTTCTTTTTTATTGGTTGTCAAATCAATATATCCGAGATTTTCAAGCTGTATCTGGATTTTGCTTTTCAAATCAAAATCTTCAATGTGCATGGATTTGATAACCGTCTCCAAATGACGAAGCAGACCAGGCAAGTCGGTAAAAGTATAGCTCTTTGCGGGGGAACCATCTTTAGCAGTTCCAGTGGCATATTGCGAAACAATGGATTCAAGATCAGACGGAACCTTCTCTTTGGAGATCTTCTTCATTGTTCCGTTTTTGAAGAACGAAAAGATATCAACCATACGCAAAAGTTCCTTAGCATTGCCGTACTCTGAAAAATAGTCAATCTTTACGAGAATTTCTCTTTGACGTGTATCCAAGTGAGTCTTCTCATTGAGTAAGGCAAGCAAATCCATAAAAGCCTCTGGCCTGTTTTCCTTAGACAGCTCGTAGAGTTCGTTGGCGACATTGGCATTCATATACTTTACAGAAGAAATTCCTTTTGCGATAACCATTTCTTCTTTATTTAAGAGGTATTTGTCTTTAGACAATCCGAAACGGGGAGGCACAATTTTAATGCCATACAACGTTGCAAGCTCGTTTCCGTTCTTTACATCTTCCTCTCCGTTTGCGTTATTGAGATATGATGTAACAAACTCATACGGATGGTAATACCGCAGATAAGCACACAGATAGCCAATCATACAATATCCAATCGAATGATTGTACCCAAACATATAGTTAGAGGAGTCTTGAATAATCTGTAGGAACTCTTTTGCCTCCTGCTCCGCAACTTCTCTGGACTGCGGAGACTTTGCACAGTATCCTTCCAGAATTTCCGGTAAAGCTTTTTGTAGCCGTACTTCGTCTTTTCTGCCGATTGCCCTTCGGGTATTGTCGGCGTCTGATCCGCTAAAGCCACAAATTTGCTGAAGAAATTTAATAACGTCCTCTTGATAAATCAAATAACCATTGTTATCAGCCAAAAGTTCATCAATGATGGGGGAGGGGTTTTTATGAGGTTTATGCTGCATTAGATCATCTCGATATGATGCGCCAGAAGGACGGAGCGCTGCCGTTACAAGGCTCATATCAAAAATGCTGTGTGGTTCGTATTGTTTCAACATCTGGAATGCAAAATCACCCTCGAACTGAAAGATTCCGATTGGCGAACGAAGCATATCTTTCCAAACAGCTTCATCATTCCAGTTGATTTCGTGGGACTTAGGATAAGGCTCCCCCAGAAGCTCATAGGCATCCTTGATAATTTCGATATTCTTTAGCCCCAAAATATCGTACTTAACGAGGCTGACCTCATGGACACAATCCATGTCGATCTGAAGAATCTCTTTTCCATCTGAAACAAATGTACCGTAGTTATCACGCAAGGTAATTGGGCTTGCCACAATGCCGGCGGGGTGCATGGACTGAGAGATTGCTACGTCAAGTAGGCCGTCATAATAGTAGAAAACTTCGGGATATTTTTCCCTGGCGCTGTTTGCATCGGCCTCAAACAAATCCTTGATTTCACTATTTTTCTTGCCGGCCCAAGGGTTTTTCTGAAAAATTCTCTCATTTTCCTCTTTTAGTTTAGCGTACTCTTTAGAAAATTGCTTGACCAGCTCCGTCCGCGAAGTCTGCTCAAATCTTTTCGGTAAAATAAGCTTTCCGCTTTCATCAATGAGATACAGGCCAAACCCATCTCCCACATCGCCAAAGGTAATCGATGCGCCATCATCTTTTAGCTGCTCCATCACTTTTCGGAACTCTTTTTCGTCCCTTTGATGTTCCCTGTTCCACTTTAGAGAAAGAGCACGACAGATCTCATCAATACATCCCTTAGATTTAATCGTACCAATAGCCAAAATGAACGCAGTTTTCTCTTGCCCAAACCGATTGATGATATAGTCATAAACCAAATCACGCTGAGAAGGGGAGACATCAATATCAATATCACCGATTTCTTTACGGTCTTCATTACAAAATCGGCTGAAAACAGTGTGCCATGTTTCAGGGTTAAGATCGGTTGTGTTTGTTACATAGGCCACACGGGAACCACCACAAGAACCACGATTAAAACCAATAGGAATACCGTGGGATTTACACCAAGTCACAAGCTCGCTCATAAAAAGCATAAAGCCAGACATCTCGATTTTGTCAAAGACTCTACACTCTTCAACAATAGCCCCTTTGAAGGGTTCTACTTGCTCCGGTGTAATTGCACCCTCTTTGACCTTTTCCTCCAAATTGTCGTGCAGCACCTGGTGCAACACTTCGCGGTCACGATCTCCATACAGAATTGGATACTTAAAGGAGGTGTCCAATTCAAATGCGTCTACGGAATCGGCCATCCTATTGGTATTTCTGATTGCCTCCATATAAACTGATTCTGGAAGCGCATCCTGAATTGAGAACATCTCAACCAGTTCGTCATAAGATTTATAGGTCAGATCGAATGTGTCTTCATCTGCAAACTCAATATGTTTGCTTAACTGGAGAATCGCTCGGCACTCGGCCTTATACTGATTTAGACTATGTGTATCAGTACCAGCAATCAAAGGGATGTTGTATCTTTGCGACAAGTCTGCCAAATGGCGATTATAGTCAATTTGCTCCTGGCAGTTATGCGCCTGGATCTCAAGATAGTTATAATGCTTAACCAGTCGTTCATACATGGGATGAGTAATCCTTAATCGGTTTAGCGGAGAGGCAAGACAGGCGCTGATTTTGATTACATTATCAGAAAGCCCAAGAAATTCATCAAATGTAATGCGCGGCTTATAATAAAAATGATCGGGTTGGCTGGAGCGGCTAATTAACTCATTCATTTCCCGTAGGCCAGAGTAATTTTTAGCAAGCAGAATGGTATGGAAATTATCACGAATCTTACTTTCCTCCCCGGTGCGGGGATCTGTATGCAACAGCTTCTCGGTCAGATAAACTTCACAACCATGGATATATTTCAACCCGGCCTTATCACAGGCAAACTTCTTTGCCACCCACTGATAGATATTTCCGTGCTCTGTAAAAGCGATAGCGGTTTGCCCCAGCTCAACAGCTTTGGCAATATAGTCCTCGAACTTCGTTGCGCTGTCGAGCAGCGACAATTCAGTATGTAGGTGATATACGGTATAATTTTTGTTTCCCATTGACTAACTCCTATCCGCAAATATCGAGCCTATCGTCAGTGAAAAATCGTTAAAGATTAACGACATCACATTTTCAATACATGATACTTGCGCTTAATCTTCATCGTTAATAGAACCAAATGCCTCATCTTCATCCGCTCTTTCCTCAGCCAACAGTTGTGGGGGCAGAGGCAGCGGATCATTGTATTCTTTTGTATCCCAGGAAAACTTGCGATCATACTCTTCCATATCGCCAAAAAAGCGGCGAGATGCAGGATCGTAATAGAGGCCAACGTCAATATTCTGCCGCCCAAACATACGGTCTTTGATGATGGTGACGATCACATCATATCTAAGCAGTTTACGGCGCTTTTCGGAATATTTAGCTGCGTTCTCTCGTTCAGCCTCCGTCACTCTACGCAAACCGATAGTACGATGTGCGAGGTTTACGATGTTACTGGTGCCAGCAATATCATAAATGCCGACGTTGGTACTGGCATCCATTTTTCGAGGATGACACACAAGGATTACCGCAACTTGATACTTCTTCGCAAATTCAATGAGCTTTTTGATTGTATCGGTCTGCGATCTCAGCTCCTCTTCGCTGGTTTCCGTGTCAATGCACATAAAGTTATCTAAGATTAGGCAGCGCGTACCATATTTGCGAACAGTATCAGTCATAGATGTTATTAGCTTTTCCAGCGTATTATCGTAATCGTCGCGGTAAATATACCAACGCCCCTTGTACGTTTTGTTGATTTCTCCCAGCGTTGTTAAAGAGATTTTTTTATACGGATTACCACGCCGAGAAATAGCATCGGTCATGTTTCGCGGCCCTGCAAAGATGTAATTAAACCAAGATTTCTCTACACCATTAGGCAGCTCTCCGCTAAAAATCCATGCACCAATATCCTGGTCAAGAGAATTACACACCAGTTGCGTAAGAAGAGAGCTTTTACCAGAACCCGGTTGACCGCTTACAATGGTTAGCGTCCCAAAGAAAAGACGCATCAGCTCATCATCAATCGCTTTCAGACCAGTCGTAACACCATCCACATCTTCATACTCAGTCGGTTCAATGTCAGAAAGGTCTGCAACAGAGGGCACAGGAGAATCTTTTGCATCCAAAATCAGTTCCAGCACCTTTTCTTTCCCACACACGTAAAGGATTTCATTCAGGTCTTTCGTGACTCTGCCAGTATTACCAATCGGGATTGCCGGAATATCTACAACTTTGGTGCGCCAACTACCCAGACGAGGGACACACTCTTTTTGCATTTTTACACCAGCATCATCATTGTCGGCGCAAATGATAATACTGTCGAACTGATCAAGCCACTCCAAGTTTTCATCGATCCAATGAAGGTTTGAGCTACCAAGAGGAACGGAAACTGCATTCTTAAAACCGGCCTCAATCGCACTAAGACAATCCGGCTCTCCTTCACAAATCAGTAAAGGCGAATCAATGTTAATCCGATTCATGTTGAACAGGAGGGGAGAAGTATCCGATCCAGGTTGACACCAACACTTAGCCTGCCCATGCTTGACTTTATGTGATGGTTTATACTTAACCATTGTCAAAACGTCGTTGGTATCATAGTAGTTAAAAACTACATTTCCCTCATCATCCTGACGAACATCGGTATAATCCAAAGTTTCAGGACTAATCTTTCTCTGCTTAAAGTAGGCGTATACTTTGGATTTATCGGTACAAGCCACTTCGTGAGGATATCTATAATGGCGCTTTGTCTTTACTCCCAATTCGCCAAATGAATACGGAATATCAGCCAATTCAAACAGGCGTTTACAAGCTTCGGCATAGGTCATTCCTTTGTACATAAAGACATCCAGAATATCGTAGCTGCGACCACAACTACCAAAGCAACGGAAATTAAAGGCTTTCTTGTTGTAAATAAAGGAGGCATGATCTTCATGATGGAATGGGCAGCAACACTTCATATTCCGCTCATCAAAATCGGTGATTCCTAGTTCCTGCACAATGATACGGGCATTATCATCGCCTAGTTTTTCTTTTGCCTGCAGGATTGCTTCTCTATCAATCTGCACGGAGACAATCACCTCTTTTTCTTAGAAGAGTCCGCCCGCTTGCGCGGGCGAGACTCTGTTATGATTCAATGATTAGAAACAAAAGCCGGGCAGCAACGCCAACGAATAGTGCGCATTGTTACCGCTGGCCGAGCCACCCGTGTACACACTACAGAAAGTGTCGCCATCGTTGCAATAGGCGGAGCGGAGCCACCGAATGACTCGCTCTAAATCCATATCCGTAGCAAAATAGGGGACATCTTCTTGCCTGTAATATTCATACCAATGCCCTTCACCAGGGGCAGAATAAATGGCGCGGCCAAAAAGCTCTTTTTCGCTAAGAATAAAGAAATAGTCGTTGCTCTTAATCATATCCTTACTCTTGTTTCCGGCAGAGGTAAGTTTAATTACGGGCCGGACAATAGACCGCAGCTCATCAGAGCAAAGAGTCAGAAACTCAGAATTAAGCCACTTGCGAAGCTCACAACGATCCCATCCACCCTCGTTGGTACACTCCTGGTTCATAGGGCGTTCATCCTTATATGCCCGCGTCATTTCCCAGGAGAAAGGAGCTTTCCCGGAACCATCTGCCAAATCATCATGGTTAAAACCGATGATACGATATTCAACATCAAGTCCGTTTTTCATGTGGTCGGTCTTTACAGCGCCCAGCGCAATATAACGCCGCGCATCTCCATTCAGACCAATCGCATACAGTTCCTCCCAAGAAAGATGGTTCAAGTCAGACATCAAATTAGGCGAAGTGTTCTCCGGGCGCTTAGGAATTGCAAGGTTGGGAGGAGTACTACAGATCAGCAGGCCATCTTCATCCAAATCAACGCTGAAATTGATATGCTTATGGGTAATCAATTCGTCTTTGGGAATGTAAAAATTCATATGAAATCCTTCTTTCATTCAGCAAATGCTGCTGAGTGTTCACAATGCTCTCGCACAGAGCATAGGTAATTGCAGAAGAAACGGTCTGGGGTAGCTGGAAACCGTTTTGCCTTATAGATACTGTCAATCGAACTTAGGAACCAATCTACGTCCTCTTGAGCTGCCGCAGTATCAAATGGTTCTCTGTCCAAAACACCCTCCCGAAACTTGTTGAACCAAAGCTCTTGCGGCCATTCTCCATAAACCTCATGAACTCTCACCGCATACAAGTTAAGTTGGCGCAGATATTTTCGACGTTCCATTTTAGACTTCCATTGCCCCCGGCTCTTGTGGTCGCAAACGATTAGCCCGGATTTTGTTCGAGGGATCAAATCGATCACGCCCACAACTGGCCGGCCACCGAGAGTCGATACGTACCGATCCTCAATGGCCAAAATTTCTTCTTCATCGCCAATCTGACCATTGAAGTTGTTAAGGTATTCGATACCACGCTCATAATAACTGTCTTCGAGCCGAGGGAATGGAAACCGTTCTTTAACTGTTTTGGAATACTCCTTCTCATAGAGGCTGGTTAGATCCCAGAGTTCCACCTGTTCGCGGTAATATCGCTCCAAAAGCGAGTGTACCAAAGTACCCCATTGCGCAAAGGCATTATCTACACGATCCGCACACTGTAGGTAAGTTAGGTAAAACATTCGTGGGCACTGGTCAAAACTGTTGACACGAGAATAAGACCAGTCCATAGCATCCAAGAGAAAAGAATTATCCATTAGAAGGGCAGATCTCCATCGTCTTCGTTGCTAATATCAGCAAAGTTATCAGCAGGAGCATTATTTCCATAAGACGCAGCGGCGGTGTTGCCAGTAGAATCGGCATCCTTTTTCGAGTCACCAAAATATACGTTCTCGGCAATAATATCCACGACGGAGCGCTTATTACCATCCTTGTCGGTATAGTTACGCTTCTGAAGACGCCCCACAACAACAATCATCCGACCCTTGGCAAAATACTTGCCAACAAAATCTGCGGTAGAGCGCCATGCGGTAACGTCAAAAAAGTCAGTCTCTCGCTCGTTACTGCCCTTGCTTACGATATCCCTATCACAAGCAACCGAAAAGCTGCACACAGAGACATCGTTGTTGACCTTACGTACCTCGGGATCGCGGGTTAGACGCCCCATAATCACGACCTTATTAAGCATTGTTCTTTACCTCCAGCTTCTTAATCTGCTCCAAAACCTTCTGGGCTGTTGCAATATCTTTGATTGCGTTCGGGTTCTTCACCTTAGCCACGCCCTCAATGGTCTTGTAAATAGTGTCTTTGGGAACGCCGGCTTCCAGCTTGACCGAAACGGCGCTCAGAATTTCCTGCTTCACATCGTCAAGGTCGTTCTCTTTCTTTTTGCGAGCAGCAGAGGACAACTCTTCGCCCGTCCACAAGGACAGCCCCAAACCATGCAGAGCAGCACATTTGACCAGACAACGCTTGATAGACTTTTCCGCATCGGCGGAAGTAATATCACTAATAGGAATAGATTTGTTACGGAAATCCATAACAGCCAGAGACTCCGTTTCAGTCTGATCGTTAATGGTCATTGATACCTCAACCCAGGCCGTTTTCCCATCGGTGTGATAGATGCAGCCATCATCTGCTTTGTTGATGGTAAACGTTGCGTTGGGGAAGAGAGATTTAACAATCATCCATGCCTTAGACCAGGGCAGATAAATGATGTTGTTCTTCTGTTTGAGGTGCTCCGTGATGTCATACTCATTCAGAATTTGGAAAACACTCTTTTCCATGCTTGCCTCCAATAGTTTAATTTGTTGCTTATCACGGGAGGGGATTTCCCCTCCCGTGGGGGATAGGTTACTCTTCAATAATCTTGAAGAACACATCGGTTCTGCGGTTCAAATATGCGTCAGAAGCGCCCGGATCAACAAGCATCTTCGTGTTGCCATTGCCAACCGTAATTAGACGGTTAGGATCGATTCCACAAGCGATAAAATACTTGGCAACAGCCTTTGCACGCTCTGCAGACAACGCCTGTCCAGAGTCGGTATAATTACGGGCGTTAATATTTCCCTCTACCTGAATAATTGCTCCGTCCAAAGTATTTGCAATCGTCACAAACTCGTCCATGATTGCGTATGCCTCGTCGGGATTCTTAAACTGGGCGGTATCGGCTACAAACTCAACCGTCATAGACTTAGTAAGCAACGCCTCATAATCAACAATCTCCTGCTTCTGTTCCTCAGTCAGCTCAGCCGACTCGCTATTTGTAGTGGCAGAAGAATACTTATCAGCCAGAGGAGTAAGATACTGGCTATCAAAAAGTGTCATGCTTGCCTTACGGTTGACCGTTTCGCCCAGGGACGCCCAAATATCACACATATCTGCATAAACAGAAGGAGCGGTAGAATCCAGAACCTCCTTATTTTCTGCATATCCCATCAGCTCTGCATCGCCACACTGGGCTGCAATATCTTCATCAGAAACTCCGGCGAACATCGGCATAACTTCACGGATGTAATCAAACTCAGTGGTATACATCTCATTTGCCTGGAAGATACCATCAATAAACGCGGTCACAACGTCGGGATTAGCCTGGGCAAAATCTGAACGGAACACAATGCCGTCCATAATCAGACTCTTAGAGGCAGAAGTAGAGAAAAGAATGTGTGCGTTGGCATTATCGGTAGCGTAAGACAGATAGGGTTGCCAGGTGGCCGCGACATCAAGCTGACCCGCATAGAATGCCTCGCCGGTTTCAGAAGCATCCTCAAAGAGAATTAGGTTATCAATAATAGACTGCTTATCGGAATCGGAAAGATCACTCTTATTTACAAACCAAACCAGCAGCGTCTGCGCTTCACTGAATCGAGGAACACCAATCTTCTTGCCCAGCAGATCGTTCACTGTATTGATTCCAGTCTTTGCAATAATGCCATCGCCGCCAGAGGAGTAATTTGTGAATACGGGCATAACTACATCCAAGCCCGCCTCCTGGAACTTCCCAGACAAAAATGCGGTGCGGTTTGTCGTATAACCAGCGGCGTTCAGCTCTCCAGTAATCAGTGCATTGCTGCTGGCAGTCGCATCATTGATAATGTTGATATTGACCTTAATTCCCATCTGGTCAAAGATGGAGCCAGGCTGGGTAGTCAAGCCCTGATTAGCGTCAATAATCGGTTTCCAGCCAACCCACTCATCCAGAGACAGATTGATTACAGGATCGTCTGTATTTGTCTGCCCGGCAGAAGGGGTAGTAGTGGAAGACTGAGGGGTATCAGTCTGACCACCCACACCAGCAGGCTTATCATCGGCAAAGTTGTTCTTATAGAAGTTGTAACCAAACAGGCCAGCTCCAGCAAGAATGGCAAGAACAACAAGGAAAATTACCACCCGGCCAGCCGTAGTAAGCTTCATTCTTTTCATGGTGAAAGTTACTTCCTTTCTTCTTTGAGTTTAGTCTTGGGAATATCAAAAGCCACGCTCGATTTGGGAGAGGGAATTGAAGATCTCCCACTATACTTAGCGGCAAGAGACTGAAGATAGGCGTCGGACTGTGCCTTAGCAGCGCTTTTCTCCGCCATTGACATCTTAGTAGATGTACGGCTTGCATGAACAACAATCGCTCCGTCAACTTCTTTCCGAAGATCCTCAGCGCCGTCTTTTACACTGCCTAGTAGCTTATCGGTAGCAGAATCGCGGCGAAGCTCATCCAGATCGCCCAGCAGATTCTTCATGTTACCCCGCAACTTCATCTCTTCCACAGTCATACGGCTTTGCTTCTTCAGCTCACGAAGTTTCTTATCATACGCCTCATATACAGTCTTTGCTTCTCTCACCATTGGTTCGAGTTCCTGCAGGTATCCCTCTTTCTGGGAGATTTCAAATAGGATTTCTTCGCGCCTAGTTGAAAAAATGGAAGCATCCTCCATATTGCCAGAACGAACCAACGACTCGCATTTGGCCTCGACATCCTTCAGCTCCGTATGTAGCTTATTTAGAGATTTCTGAACAGAGGATTGCTCTCCAACAAAACGGTTCAGAGTGTCTCCGGCCTTGTTATAACGCTCTTGTACTTCCTCAATCGCCTGTTGAAAAACGGCCTTTGCGCCCTCGGGCGTTTTTGCCATGTCCTCAACAAAGATGTTCAAAAAGCCTCCTACAAGGACTTTAAGCTTCCCGCGCACACCAGGGAAGACAATCAGCGCAAGCACGAAAACAACTGCCGCTACGCCAATCACAACACCCATTACTGCTCTCCTTCCTTACCAGCAACACCACTGGCAAAATCGAGAAGCTGTTCAATGGAATCTCGTTCGGCTGCAATAGCCTCACTAGACTGAGCAATCCTGCCTTTTGCCTCTTCGATCTTACCTTCTGCCGCCTCAATCAGTGATTTCAGGTTTTCGATGTCTGCCTCTGTCTCCACGATCAGCGCCTCGTTTTCTGACTTGATACTATTTTGCGCAGCTTCCAGCACACGCTCGCGGTTTAGACCGTCCTCAATTAGATCGTTGATGTTGATTCCGTTTACGGTAAGAATACCGGCGATAGACGCCTGTTTCTTGATCTTGGTCATCTCCTGCGGCAGAATATCGATGTACGCCTTAATCTTAAAGATTGAGTTGTCATCGGCAACGCCGCCCTGCTGATAAATTGACTGGATCACGTCTTCATAAGACACTTGCGTTGCATCGATTTCCGGCAGGTCTGCCTCATATTCAGCAGGGACAGATTGCACTGGAACATCGGGAACGCCGTCATACTCAGTACGTACAAGTCCCATACGTTCAAGCAGGCTCATAACTTGTAACTCCCTTCATATCAAATTCGATTATCTTATCACACATTTTGATCGCTTCGTCCTGGCTGTGTGTAACCATAATGATTGTGTTCTTTGTCGTGAAATGTACGGCCATAATAAGTCGCTGCATCCTGCTCCGAGTCTTATCATCTAGTGCCGACAATGGCTCATCCATCAGAAGATATTTGGGCTTTACATACAGCGTTCTCGCCAATGCAAGGCGCTGCTGCATACCACCGGAAAGTTGGGACGGCCACTTTTTAGCGTACTCCCCAAGTCCTACTGCAGCTAGAGCTTTCATTGCGTCTTTCTGATCCCGCAAGCTTTTATCCCGCTGGGCGATCAAAATATTGTCGATACATGAAAGCCAATCAAAATTGGAATACTGCTGGTGCATCATATAGACAGGGTTTCTTTCTGCCTTTTGATATGTAGCACCATCAATCAAAACTTCTCCGCAGAGTGGACGGAGCAGGCCGGCGATTGTCTTTAGCAATGTGGTTTTCCCAATCCCAGATTTGGCAAGGATGCCATAAATCAAGCCATCCTCAAATGTCAGATTGATATTGCTCAAAACAGCCTTATCACTATATCCAACCGAAAGATTATTCAATTTGATCATCGCAATACCTCCATTTGAATATCTTTCGGATTAACATATTTCCGAATTTATCAAAGACAAAGCTGAACAACATGATAATAATGATTGCGCCAAAAACTACAGAAGTACGCCCCCGTGCCGAGCTGACGTTAATGATAAAACCTAAACCATACTTTGCGTTGGTCGCTTCCACCACAGCGCAGTATGTCCACCCAATCCCATACATCATAAGGAAGGTGCTGAAGATAGAGGGGAGGGAGGCAGGCAACAGGATTTCTTTGATCGTCTCCCAGTTGGTCATACCTATGGTTTTTCCGGTGTCCATCAAATCTTGAGGAACATCGTTGAAACAAAGTAAAATAGACGGCAACAGGTAAACAAAGGTGGCAATAAATAAGAATGAAATCTTCATTTGCTCACCAATTCCAAACCAAAGAATCAGCAGAGGAGAAAATGCGGTAACAGGAATATAACGTAGAAAAGAAACAATCGGCATAAAGGTTTCTTTCACTGGTTTGACGCCGTAAATCAAAAGCGCCAGAGGAATCGCTACTGCCATTGAAATGGCCGAAGCTCCGGTGATCCGCAGGAAAGAATAGAGTAGCCCCATTTGCAGTTGCCCGGTTTCAGCAAGACCAATAATCGCATCCCAGACCACAATAGGGGAGGGAATAAATATTGGCTGCGTGAAACAAGACGCTACATACCAAATTGCGATAAAGCACGCAATCAAGGCCGTTCCTCGAATACAGCCTCCCATGCGTTGCTTCAACGTCTTTTTCATCTTTGACACCACCTCATCAATCTTCATCAAGTGATTTTAGCATAAAGCATTCATCACAATATCGGTTTCCTGTTACCTGGATTTGGACGTAATCTCCAATAATAGGGCACCCACAACCATCACAAAGAATAGTTTGGGTATAACTTCCACCGCAGAAGGGACAGCCGCTAAACTTTTCATATGGCGGAGAGTCTAAACCATGTCGTTCTATCCACTTTTTTGGCTCATCAAAGGTTTCTCCACAGTCAAGGCAGGTGTATTCGCCATACATTAACGCGCCACCTTCCACACTGCAGTATTGCAGCCGGACTTACCTGGACGCCGGCCTACAATGATAACCTTTCCCTCTGCTTTCATTTCTGTCAGCCGAGGACGAGTAAAATTGGGCGAGTTTGCAGGAATTTTGCCTTCAGCTACAAGCTGATCACCAATCTCGTCTGCGGTCATGCCGCCAGGGTCGCCGGCAGTCAGCACCTCCAGAATCATAGCTTTGCGATTAGGGCGCTTCGGCTTGATTTTTTCATATGCCTCCCGACGATCCCTCAGAGCAATGCTCATATAAACCACCTCTTTCTATTCTGCAAATTCCTGTTTCCGTAGCTGTAATGGTTGGGCAAATCCAACCATCTTCTTGAACACGACCCCTTCGAGTTTTACTGGATGGGTAGGATAAATCTGCTACCCCCCCACAGCACACTCGATATAGCCTTTCTTTGTGGCCTGCTTAATTCTGACTTTTTCCATACACAACTCCTGGTGGATTACCATGGGTTTGTGCCCGCAATGTTGGACATAGGGGCTTTATCACGCATTTCTTACCGAGTCTACCTTGTGGATCGATTAGACCAAGCGGGGAACAGTGTACCATCCTGTTTTCGCTCCACCCCCCCCAGCCTCAGCCTTGAGCGCTCGGGAGATTCCATCTCCATCATAGACACGGTTTGCATCCCCGTTATAATCATTGATATACCCGATCTGCTTTAACTCGTCGTTATAACAATAGTTAAATTTGTTGCTATTATCAAGAGAGTCAAAAGTAGACAGTGCCTTTTCAAATGCCCCGATGCCGGAAAAGAAGGAACCAATCACCATATCTTCAAACAGATAAGGCATAGCCTTATAAAGCTCTCCAATAATGGCGGAAAGGACATCTACAACAATGGAATTTCCGGCCTGCTTATAAAGCTGTGAAGAAGACCGATCATTCCCGTTATACAAATTCTCATTCATTCGGTTTCTAGCATTTTCAAAATCTTTATCTTCAAATCCCATAAGTCTCCAGCATTCTTTCGGGGTTAATTTCCTCACCCGAAATTTCTCGCTTGTTTTAGAAATCGACACATCAGATACGTCCCTTCTATTGTAGTCATTATAGATAATAATGTGTGGCTCTAAATTCCCACCACCCATACAACTAAGAGTGGGTGAGATCCCGTTTGGATCATAGACTCGACCTTGATTTGGATTACTCCTCGTTTTGGTCGGGCAAACATTGCCTACTTGAACAATTTGGTCTAACATCCTCTAATACTCCTGTCATTTGCTGATTCCCGAACCCTTTATAATCTCTTGCCAGCAAGGCCAAAGCGATGTCGCTATATCCATCAAGCTTTGTCCCTTTCTGACTTACCTTCACTCCGGCCTGCCGGCAGCAAATCCCATGCGTGTCGGTCTGTCGAACATCTTCCGCTTGTTCGGACGGTTCTACTGATTGTACGAAGTGGGGGGGGCAATCATCGCTGCTACTTTCTCATCGCTGAGATAGTAGCGCTCGTCAACGTTATCTTCAAGCAAATCACAAAGAGAATGTTTTAGAGGAATTGGAGCGGGAAACTGGAATTTGCCATTATCAAGGTCTTTTCGGATAATGACACAATAGACACGCTCTCTGTTTTGTGGGATACCGTAATTTTTCGCATTCAGAACCTGCCAATATACATTGTATCCGTAGTCCTCCAGTTCTTTGACGAACAGATCAAAAGTGCTCTTAAACCGAGAACCTACAATATTTTTGACATTTTCATAAATCGCAAATCTGGGTTTCTTTTCCCGCAAAAATCTAAGCCACTCTACAAGAAGGGAAGACCTGGTTTTTTCAATATCAGATGATCCGCAATACGGGCATCTGTCTCGTTTGGTAAAATGGGCTTCTAGGGGGTTATAGGTATGGCCGCAAGTTTTACATGACCATGCAGCCCCCCCCCTGTTTGCCCGCGATTGAGAAGTCCTGGCAAGGACTGCCGCCAAACATAACATTGAAGTCGGGGACAGATTTTTCATCAGCCTTTGTGATATCTCCAATGTTTAAGGCCGGATCTACGCCATGGACTGCACAATAACTTTCTGCGGCGTATTTATCAAACTCGCAGAATAGGGCAGTACGGTAATCCAAAGTTGATACCTCCGAAATACTTTTATTTGTCGCTATTGATAGAGGGAGGAGGGCAAAATTAGTATCACCCTCGAACTACCTCTATTTTAGCACACCTCCACCGTTAAGTCAATAGTTTTATTTGTTGCAAATAAGAATTAACTGCCTGTTCAGAGCCAACGTATACCTGGTTCGCCCGTAAAACCATGCTCCCATACGAACCAGGCGAAACACATAGTGCTTGACCAAGGCTTGCCGTTTTCATCAACCTCGATTCCGTTCCGCAAAGGATTTACACGTTTAGAAAATACATATACAGATCGAGGCGGGTGAGCGGCGAAAAAGTCTTTGCGCTGCTGACCTTCGAGAAACTGAATTTTGGCAAACAAAATTACTTTTTCTCGTGAAATCTCTAAAGCACGTTCAGCAAACTCTTTTGCCAAAGAAAAAGGTGGGTTGGTAATAACATTGTCAAACTTACTGGGGTAAGATTCGGTAAGGAAATCTACCCCCCCCACAACGCCGCATCCAAATTTATCATTTCGCTGTACCAAATCGGTTGAAACGATTTGACTGTTTGGATAACGTTCAAATAGTACCTTGCTAATGTGCCCTTCACCAGCCGCAGGCTCCAAGATTGAACCATGCAACTGTTCCTTGTCCAAGATAGCCTCTGTTGCATAAAATGGAGTGGCATAAAAATCATCTTTTACACGAGATCGACTTGGTGACATACCAGCCAAACTCGTACCACTAAGGTAAGTACGATCTGACATTATAATTGCTCCTGTAAAAATCTCTTTTCTAGTTCAAAAATGCCGTTTGGCCGTCCTTTATAATATCCTTTGAATGGCCGATCAATCTGTTGTTGCAAAATCTTCAGACGATCCCAATATTGAGGAAGGTAAGAATAAATATTTCTTAGCTCTTTCAAATTTTTATTACAGCAACACCAGCACGAAACGCGATCTAAGAGTTGATAAAGATCCACATATGCTGTACCAGCATTTGTAGCACGCTCAATCCAATAAAAACCATGCGCATGACAATACTGTAGGCAATCATGCTCTGACATTCCCCACTCTACAAGGGGCAATACTTTCCCTTCTCGTGCTGATTTTTCAAAACGATTTACTTCGTCTGCGGCAATACCTACATAGTCTATTACAGGCTCTGCCAAACTGTCTTTGAACTGTTTAATTGCCCGTAGCTTTTCTGATGTCCCCCATCGACATAGGCCACCACACCAGCCATAGCCATAATGCGTCCCCTTCTGTTTGCTGGTTACTTCCTTTTTCAGCATAGAATATAAGAACGGCATTTGCGGCTTTAACTCGATATATTCAATTCTTCTTTCTGCTAATATAAGCCTAACTTTATCTCTGATCTGATAGATAGACTCAAATTCCATTCCGGTATCGTAAAACACCACAATGTCCAAAGGCCATTTTTCTTCTATCAATCGGAGCAGCATAGCAAGGGAGTCCTTGCCAAAGCTGACACTTGCGATGTACTTCATACCGACCACAACCATCTCGGTTGAGGTCAACCATCTAATCCTCCCATACTACCGGCCATAAGCTTTCGCGCAGCAACAGATGGCTTTACTCTGTACTTATCAATCTTACAGAAACCCGGTCTACCGGGATTGGTATTATCTCCTTCCTGAATTATTGTTATTGGTTTGAGAACTCTTGAAATATCTGCCGATAGTTGCAAGGGTGGCGCAGGCCAGCGGAATAATATCCGAGGTAAATCTGGTCGTGTTGAAAATCAGGTTCATACCGCCGGCGATTACATCGCCCACACATAGCTTGAGGATCAGACCACCCAAGTAGGCAAATCCAAATGTAATGACTGGGTTAAACACAAGCAGGGCGATAAAGCCCAGGATAGCGGCCACAATACCAGCTCCTTCAAATTTACTGTTCATAATAAGACTCCTCCTGTTTTCTATTTTCATAGTTAGAACAATACTTCGGCGCTTTATAGAATCTACCGCGCTTCTTACAAGTGAATCTCAGCACCTCAGATGGATTATCCCACAATAGGTTATTGCAGGTTTCACACGGACTTTTATGAGTGGATTTGTAGATCAGATTTGCTGACAATATCATTCCGATAAGCCAGCAGATAACGGATAGTGCCAGTAAAACCTCTACCATACTTATTACTCCTTATTAAAAAGGTTGTCTTGATTGTATCTGGTGATTCTGGCTTCGACGGCTTTAACAGTCACACCGAAACTATCTGCAATTTCCCTATTGGACATTCCTACTCTACGCATTGCCATGATGTCATCAATAGACATTTCTGAGGGACGCCCACCCTTTTTTCCGTCAATAATCGTCTTTGCGTACCGTTGTTTGGCCGCCTTCATGGACGGAGTACAGGCTGCATATACCATATTGACAAATGGGTTGTCGCTTTGAGGTTTTACCCCTCTGAAGCCATATTCGAGTAAGCCTTTCAGGGCTTCCAACTGCAATTTCTCATCTGGGATGTAGCAGACTGCCTCATAAGCAGAATAATAAAGAATCATAGATGCAGCGTGCTCAATGTTTGTATTTACTACTACTTCATCCCTTAAATCTGCTTTATTGTCCCTATAAATGATAGACTTAATTGTGTTTTCCGTAGTCCCCATCTCAGCCGCAATCTCTTTGATGTTACGTCCGTTTTCCTTGAGTGCCCGCACACTCTCTCTATTGATTTTTGCTGGACGGCCACCCTTCCTACCGTTCTCTACAGCTTTTTGATAGCGCTCTCTTGCTTTATTAAGGCATGGAATAGCCTGGGCATATACTGTGTTCACAATAGGATTATCTGAGTGTGGCTCCGTGCCGTACAAACCATATTCGATAATGCCCCGATACGCCTCTAACTGCGCGTCTGCATCGGGAAGATAGTTGATTGCCTGATATGTCCCCTCATAAATAAGGGCAGAATTTTTCTTAATACTGCTCATTGGCTTTACCATTTAATCTTGGATCAAAGCGACGTTTGAAGAATGCACCAAATAGGTTTTACCATCAATGACAACTTGGATTTGATCTCCGTCTTCAAAGTCCGTCCAAGACTGCACATCGCCTTTCACAACACTGCCATCTGGCAAGGAGACAATCGCAGTGTCAAATGTGTATGTCAAGTCAAACATCTGTTTATTTCCGCATCCAGATAGGCAAAAGATCATAGAAAGCGCCATTATTGAAACCAACAGAATTGAGAAAAGTTTCTTCATAAACTTACCTCCTACTTATTCCTTCAAATATACCTTAACATTGCAGTCGAGAAGATATCGTAGCATCAACCTTTCGACCTTTCCCCAATCACCACCGGCAAGACCGCAGCCTATACCATATGGAAATGCAACAGACTTGAAAGCACACTCCTGGTTAATCTTGATAAACGCCTTTTTTAGTGCTTCGTAATCTGTGTATACAACTCCGCTCTGCCGGCCATAGTCAAGCTGCCCAAAGATATTGATAACTGCTGTATCTTTACTGTGTAGCGGGATAATCTGAATTTCTCCAAGCAAATCTTTTGAAGAGTTTGCATTAAGACAAAACTTGTGATATTCAGATTTGACTTCTGGATATTTTGAATAGAGTGCTTTGGCAACACCAGCTCCCATTACATTCTTGCAGTTGACCTGATGACAAATGAATGCGGCATTTGCATTCAAAAGGTCGCCTTTGATGATTTGGAACATTGTGTTATTGCCTCCGATTTGATTACTCTACTTGGACACCAATATACTCAAGAACCTTACGCATACCCAGGCCATGCTCTTCCCATGGCCTCATGCAATAGTCCCATAGTTTTGGGTGGCTGACCTTGAGCCGCTGGAAGCGGTTTGGCGCCTTTTCTAAATGAGCGCCAAAGGCACAAAAGACACAGCCAGTGCGCTGTTCTCCTGTTGTTGTCCACCCCCCCCGTCTGTCTTGATGATCTCGCCATAGACGGAAGCATACGGGATCTGGTAGGTATAGAGGTATTCCAGTACATCCTGTTCCGTCCAAAACGACATGGGCTGGGAGCTTGGGTTTTTACTGGAAAAGGCATTACAGCCTGATCGCAACCATGTTGAACGCCGGCTTCGGCTCTCTTCGGCCATAGTAGCGATAATAGGGACTCTTCCGGTTGATTTAGCATACTTCTTCATGGGACGCTTTTTCATTACTGTACAGCATCGAGAAGATACCTTAAATGGAGCATCCAGAAGATAGCACCATTTTTCGCAGTTGAACTCAGAGGGAGATCCATTACTCCGTTTAATCTCACCGTGCAGCTCACGCCATCGAAAACTCCCAGGCTTATGCCCATACTCCACGGTATCTGCAACACGTTTTGAGACTACGGGATAGCCATAAGTTTCGATTACTTTTCTGAAGTTCATTTCGGGGCGCACGATTGTGATGTTGGGGAGGCTTTTCACGAAATCCCGAACCTCGGGAAACTCAAGACCGGTATCAGAAAACACGGCGGGAATATCGGGATAGATCCTGCGGGCAATATCAAGTAAAACTGTTGAATCCTTGCCGCCGCTAAACGCCACATAAACCATACCGTTATAGTGTTGATACCATTCGATTATGCGTGCGGTTGTAATCTGGATCTTACGGTGAAGAGGCAGGCGCTGCATCTCTTCCAACTGTTCTTTGCTATGCAAAACGCCCGCCTCCTTTATGATTATTATTGTGATTATCAAATCCCACCGCAATGAGAATAACCAGAGCAACTAGCGTTACGCATCGTATGAGCAGCAGGATAGCGTTCGTCATAAATTACTCTGCAGCCTCCGGGAGAGCGGGAGTATTGACGTACTGAGCACGCTCCAGCCACTTGCCGATTACTCGATTGAAAGTATTGTCGTTGCCCATATACTTCTTGAGCATAGCCATACACAGGCCAGTCTCCGCGCAATAAGTATCGCCAGGCTGACACTTCACAACGGTCTTATCACCATCATCCCAAAAGACAATGGTAGCCGGAGCGCGGAAAATTACATTGACAGGCATCGGAAGAACACGCGGCTGAGAAAACGCTGCGCTCTTTTGAAACTGCATTGCCGCGTTCCATCCAATAGCAAATAGGTCACGCCCTACGGAAGTCTGCCGCAGAACGTGCGCAACAGCCTCGCGGGGATTCTCACGTCCATCAAAAGAAATAGCGAAAGGGTACATCATAATCAATTCCTCCTAAATTTAATGTGCTTGCCGATCACAGGCATTAAGCACCATGATCTGCTCCCAGGTACTATTACCAAGCAGAGATTGGATTTTGCTAACTGTCTTATTGGGGTTATTTGATTTTTCTACTACATACGGCCACATATGCCAGCGGATCAACAATGCAACTTTGAGACGCTGGGCAGTAGGAAGGTCAGTGGTATAAGCAAAACTGTCATACGCCCCAACTTTCTCGTGATTATAAAAATGTGCCGTTTCTGTAACATTACCATGAGAATCGTAGAATGCCTTTGTCTGTTCTTTCCCGATATCATGCAGCAATGCAGCTCGTGCCAGTACGAGGTCAACATCATTATAGTGACTCAATAAGTACTGCCATGTAGCGATAGAGTGCTGACCAACCGTAAATGTATGATGGGGGTTATCATGTTCCAGCTTAGAAAGTCGAGTCATAAGCAAGTCAATTTGTTCATGGAGATCTTCGTCACCAATAATTTGGATTTCATCCCAACCCTCGGCAATCATAGGAATATCGATTTTGTGATACATCCGCTTGATCACGTCTTCTGGTACGGAACGCTCACGCCTCTTGTTACGGGCCAGGCACATCTCATACGGTGTAGCCATAAAAAGACAGATAGATTGCAAAGCGGGCCGATGAAGAGCTTGCACTCGAATCAAAAATCCCATACGGCGTTTATAGCTAATATTGGTGGCGTCATACACCACATCTTTTCCGCAAGACAAATCATTCAAGACTCTTTCGTGGAGCGTTTTGAAGACAAGTTCCTGATTAGTTTGATCGTTTTCATCCCCAAGAATCTCTTCCCGAATCGCATCACTGGAATGAATAACGACACCAGGAAGAGTACTTGCCATATACGATTTCCCGCTTCCAGGAATACCAACTGTCATGTAAAAATGCTGCATATCAATCACCTCCTTCTTGAATCTCTGTTAGAAATGCACGCTTTAGGATATTAACCGTGGCATTGCGTAGCACCTGGTCAGCATATGTATTGATGCAGACTGGTACGGTGTCCATATACCGCTGTTTATCTTCCTGCATGGATTGGATTGTTGTGCTCATAAGGGCACGTGCTTCATCCAAAGAATGATATCCGAGCTTTACATTTCTGAGGTATTCTCTCTGCTTACTAATCAAACAATCGGCATAAGGCTCTCCATCAATATAGCGCGTCAAAAACTCCCGAAGACGTAAGGCATGGTGAAGCTGTTTGGGGTCATAGCCAAATTTCTCAATCTTATCAATCGTAGCAGGGTAGGGGTGCTCCATCGCTTTCTGCTTTTCCAGAGCCATACCTACAATACAGTTCACGCCGGCGTAGTTGTTATATCTTGCAATGTCCTCTTTGGCGTCCAGTACCGGCTGGAAAAGATCTGCGTACTTTGGATTGATGATAGAGTAGGGAGTAAACAGAATTTCTACAAAGTTCACATTCTGTTTTTTGATACAGTCAAACATCAATCTGACATCCTTGAAGTCAACGTGTTCGTCGTTCTCCATGATATGTGTCGTGCTGACAGGTTTGGCGTTCAATACAAAATCAGCAAAATTGGGAATTACGATAACCTTTGTATCAATATCACTACCCTCATAATCGAGGTTGTAGTTTTGCGACCCCTGCAGAAAAAGCCCAACCCATTTCTTATGAGATTTCAGAACCGGCTGCAAATGTTCTTCCATGCGCTTATGGATCTTTTGCGCTTTTTCAAAATCAATCATCATACGGCTCCTTCCTTATGCAATCTCGAATAATCCGCTCATAAAGTAGCAAATCATATTGCTGCATGGCCGACCATGGCATCAAGTGCATATTCCCCTGGTACTGATCTGTCACATCACCAGAGCAATCGTAGAGCCAACCTCCAATCTCTTGCATAAAATGATTTTCAACTGGTTCATACATCATTGTTCCGCCAAAGCGAGCTTGCAGAATGAATGCAAACCAGTAACAACATCCATTCAAGAAAACTTCCACGGAACCCTTAAAATGCTGAATAAATGCTAAAACTTCGTTATCCATCGGCTTCCTGTTGCTCTTCCATATCAGGAGCGGCTGCAGTATCCTTGATGATTCCCTCAAGCACCTTAAACGCAAAGTTCTTATGCTTGTAAGCTGTAAACTTCGGACGGTTTACAATACGACAGACAACACCTTCACGCACATGGGATTTACCAATGGGATCTGCTCCGTCGTAGTAGCATTCGGCTATACCCTTCACCCATTCACCGGGATTGTCGTTCTCAGGCACAAACCCAGCCCATAGGAGCGGGACACAGTTTGCGCCCATCTGCTCACATCGATAGCGCATGAAGTATGGCGGATATTCCACTACATCCCCATCCTCATTTGTCATAGTCATTCGATATACATAAAGGGCAGACTTTGGAGCATCGGCACCATCTGGGCTGCAGCCATAGCTAAATACGGTTTGCTTACCATACTGCTTGAGAAATTCTTTATCTCCGACCTTTTTGTTGTCGCAGGACGCCATAATAGGAGTGCCATCATCTGTAAATCCAACAACCTCGTAGTAGACCGTTTCGCCTTTATGGAGCTTCCCTTCAAATACTTTGGCGTGTTGCTCGCGGAACGCATTACTGCCATAGAACCCGCCATCATATGTATCAAGAACGACACGGCGGGTGCCTGTTACGTACCCCCAGTCATAAATCGGAGTACCAAACCGACGCCGCAGCTTATCCAGGAGTGTACGCTTATAACCGGACAACACAGGCAGATAGCCAGTTCTTTGAGAAGTGTCGTGCATTTTCAGCGTAATCTCTACAAGATCGCCAGGGTAAAAGGCGGTCAGATTATACGGAAGCTGCTCTGTATCAGCGTGTTCTGCGAAAAGGGGAGAGATGGGATCTTTACGCTTTCTGGTGCGATTGCCAGTCCCGGCATTTGCACTTTGTTTACGAACCGGGATATACTTTTCGCAAATTGTTACTCCATTAAGCTGAGTGATGGTATCTCCTTCTCTCAGTTGAGAGACATCCGTAAAATCTCCCAGAGAAGATAGAGGCATAAACAGTCCGTCGCTCTTTTCGCCACGCAGTTTCAAAGCTTTGATATTTCTCTTATCAGGATCAAGATAACCACCGGCGGGGTTTCCGTTTTCATCTTTGCGACGCAGCAAATCGTGTTTCTGGGCAAACTCAATGCCAAGCTTTCCATCAACCGGGAAATAAACGCCAAGTTCATTTGGCTGCGTATCAAGCCCGACAATTACGGTGTTCCCGAAACACTCTCCGCACAAAAGGCGATCTGCGTTTGAGTGCTTACGGAGATTTTTAATTCTTGTGATATAAGCGCAATACATTTATTCACCTTCTATATAGTTTTCTTTGTTGCTATTATTAAAAGATAGACTTCAGCCTTGCAGAAACATCTACTATGGCATCGGCCACCTTAACCATTTCTTCAACCGTTGTTTCATACCCCATGGAGATACGTACTGTACAAGCCGCATCTTCATCCGACAGACCAATCCCTTTTAGTACGTGAGAAGATTTAGAGCTTGCTGCACTGCAAGCAGATCCAGCAGAAAGGTAAATATCCTGTTGATCCAACAACAGTAGTAAGGACTCGCTGTTTACACCTGGGATTGTTAGGCTGATAATATTTGATGTAGAGTTTTCACTACCATTCACATAAAACCCGTTTGGCATTTTTATATCCAAAGTAGTCAAGAAATTGTAACGCAATACGCTCCATCGGAACATCCAATCGGAAAGACGGGACGTTACAATTTCCGCTGCCTTGCCAATTCCTACGATACCAGGAACATTTTCGGTTCCGCCACGCAATCCGTTCTCCTGTCCACCCCCTAAAATCCAAGGGCGCTTATCAACGGAACGACTAATATACAACACGCCCACACCGAGCGGGGCACCGAATTTATGACCGGAAAGAGAACAGAAATCTATCCCGCAATCTTTCACATTCATAGGTACATGGCCCGCAGCCTGTACTGCATCGGCGTGGAAAAGCATATTATATTTCTTGCACAGAGCACCAATTTTTTTCATTGGATTAACTGTACCAAGCTCGTTGTTTACCCACATAATTGAGGCAGCGTCCCCGGTATTATCGAACTCTAACAATAACTGCTCGAACTCTTCCAGGTTTACGCTTCCGTCTTTATTCAGCTCCAGATGGTTGACAGGACAAGCCCCATCGTTTTGGTACAAAGGCTCAAGAACAGAGTCATGCTCTACTTCGGTAGTAAACAAATATCTTCCCTTAAACCCCTTTAGCCAGGCATTATTAGATTCCGTGCCACCTGACGTAAAATAAATCTCTGTCGGATCAGCGCCAATCATATGAGCAACCTGCTCTCGCGCTTTATTGATAGCCTCTCGCGCCTTTTTTCCTTGCGTATGAATGCTACCCGGATTTCCCACGTGATCGGGCCGCAACCACGGCAGCATAGCATCCAACACTTCGGGGAAAACGGGCGCATTAGCCGCATTATCCAGATAAATCATAAGACACCCCTATGAACAAAGGAGACTTGGACAAGAAGCACATCACTTTTCCCTCCAAGTCTCCTTAAAATAGTTTTGTTTGTTGCTTACGAAATAAGACGCATAGCATCCTCAATCGGCTGGTAACGCTCCGCATTGATTGCCTCTAGCAGACACTCATACGGATCAAGCCGATCACTCATCACCATCTTAGCAATATTTACAGAGAACCCGCTAACCAGAGCAACACCCATATCATTTTCCTTCACAGGAATTGTCCCGGTGCGGCTTGCCACATTCCAGAAAATCAGACGGGGCATCTGATATCCGGCATTTTGATACCGCTTAGAAATCTCGTCGAACAATCTGGATGACAGCGAACTATAACGATAGTAACCATACTGCCCCTTACTTGCATTTCCACAAGTACACCCATCAAATTCCATATCGGAAATAATCAAGATGTTGGCCGGCAGCTCGCTCTGCTCCATATGCTTATTGACCGCAGTAGTCAAAATCAAATCAAACACAGCTTCAATATTGGTATTTGCACCGACATGAGCGCTGTTGACGATTTTCAGTTTCTCTTTCAGATTCTTGCCCTTGCCCAGATCGATGAGCTGGGGTTCTTCTGAAAACGTCATGAATTGATTTTTGAACTGACCAGAAGAACGCTCCGCAAAGTAGATCGCCATTGCGTTGGCAACCTCCAAAGGACGGGCAGTACTACCAGGGAGTGTTACCCACGTCATGCTTCCGCTGTCATCAGCTACAACCATCGTATTGCCACAGCCGGCAACCGTATCGGGAAGATTGTTCCAGAGCGCTTCCAGAGAATCGTCAACCCCATTAACGTATCGATACTTGTTTACAATGTCGTGCGGGAACAAAGTACCAGCGTTAATTTTTGCCTCTCCAGTCTTTACCTTTTCCAGAAAGGCACGGCGGCGATCTTCGTCGTGGCGCAAAAAGGCATTGTTGTAAATCAGATTGGCGCGAGAAGGGACACGCTGATAATCGATCTTATCCCACTGCCGACCAGCCATCTGGATTTCTACTACATCGAGATATCTGGACAAGTTTGAAACGGCGTGCTGATACTCTCGATCCGTCATGTTCAATGCCTTAGTCATGATGTGGGCATAACGGCGCGTGTCATCGGACGAAGCTCTGCGACGCGGCATCCACTTACCCAGAATAGAGACAGGCTTGTTCTCTTTCATATTGCGCAGATCTTCGTGGAGCTGGGTGCCGGCAGTCATAACTACGGCGTCCTGTACGGGAGTATCCAGAAGACACCAAAGATCATCCCATCGGCCATACTCCGGGATCAGCGGAACAAGGGGAGTAACATACTCGGGAAAGTCCTTCGCCATAGGAACCATACAGGCACGAAACAGTCTTCTTTCACCGAGGCCACCACGCACATCACGTGCATAAAAGAGCCATTTCATAGCCAAAACCTTATCCTCAAAGAACGCTTTAGTAAAGCGTTTGAAGATATCCTTCTCGCTGGCTCTGCGAAGAGACGCCACAGAGAAGTTGAGGTCAAGCAGCGCCTTTCCGGTTGTGCGATAGCCAACCGCTCCGTTTTCGGTAACGGATACATTGCACTCGTTGTTAAGAGTGCTCTTGAGATTGCTCATGAAGTCCATTTCTCTTACCTCCTAAATTGAGATACCCAGAACACATATTCCTCAATATTGCTGTTCGTGTTCAGAGAAGTGATGCGGCAGGTAGGAATCGAACCTACGCATGGCGGCTGGCCTTTTAACCTTGCTGTTAGCAAAACCTACGTTTTGCATTTATAAAGCCGCTGTGTTACCACTTCACCACTGCCGCATGAAGCCAGGGGCGGGACTTGAACCCACGACCACGGGATTAGCATTCCTATGTACATTGCTGTAGGCGCAACACCATCGCGCACGATTACGTGCTCTACCCAACTGAGCTACCCTGGCATTTGGTGCAAGGAGAAGGACTCGAACCTTCGACATATAGTTCCCCATTTAACTTTGCTGTTAGTGCAACACCGCTGCACATTTTTTATACTATTGCTCTACCAACTGAGCTATCCTTGCATTGGCCTATGCGGTCAGAATCGAACTGACAATGTACCAATCGCGCCTATATTGTACTTCTACAAGCGTTACGCATAGATGTTTGATAGGGGAGGAGGGACTTTTTATAACAGAAATCCCCCAGAAACTGATTATAAGGAGCACGTTTTTTCGTTTTTAATATCCAAAACATAATTCATTGCTGTTAGTGCTCCAGTTTAATTTATGACGGCCTTGTATAGGAGCTGCGGAATCGAACCGCAAGTAAAAGTTTTACAGACTTTCAATATAGTAAATTTGCTGTGCGTGCCCGCCGTCCACTGCACGTTATAAACTGCCACCAGGCGCTCCTTACTTGAGGCCCGTCTTTCCGGGCTGTCAGCGGTCTTTCCCGCCGTCAGAGAGAGGAGGTGACAAAAGATTGCCGCATAACGCGGCTTGGCGAAGGGGGCGGGACTCGAACCCGCACGTCCTTTCGGGCTACTGACAGTTTAGCAAACTGTTTCCTTACCAATTAGGATTACCCCTCCATTTGCAACCCCAAGGAGCGCATTGTATATCAAGAAGAATTTGATTCTTTTGTAAAATTGCTGTTAGCGCTCCAATCCAACATGAGAAATCAAGAGTCTTCTGTATCCGAATCCAGAAGCTTTGCGAAGTTAGCAATCACAGTTGTGTTATGCTTCCGCTGCTGATCCATAGAAGCACGCGCTGCACAAAGCGCTTTCGTATAAGTGTCGATTTCCTCCAAATCCTTATCGATTTGCTGGTTGACACTCTCCAACTGGCCTATTGTCTGACGAACAACATCTACCGCCAGATTTGCCTGATAAACCAGGCGATCCACCGCATCCTGCTTTTTCTGCAAGAAATCTGGAGTTGGAGCAGTTACAGCAGGGGAGGCGTCCTTTTTGAAAAACATATCTTTGCACCTCGTTAGTTTTATTTGTTGCTTATCTAAAACTAAATGGCGATTGCCATTTAGTATAGGGTTTAGTAAAACAGTTGTTTGTACAGTTTATAGTCTCTCGCTCGTGCTGTGCGCTTTGCTTTGCTGGTCAAATCTTCACAAAACACCTTGGAAGCAAATGCGGGATCATCAAGATTGAAGTCTGCGCTTTCGCATTCCAACAAATAGGCACGATAGAAGATGCCAGACTGATGAACGACGCGATATTTCAAGGAGTAAGCCCCATCCATTAAAGCATTTAGCCGGTTCACCAAGCCTTGCAGCATAGTAATGGTGATCGTGGCATTCCGCTCCGTGCGAATGAGGTTCTCAGAATAAGTGTAGGTGTGAAAGATAACTCCTCGCGCCTGCTGGTAATACCCATCCGCATCACGTAGCCGAGTAAAGAACTGCAGAATATTAAATGGAACTTCGATTTTACTCCCACGGATTATCAATCCATCATCAAGCACAAACTCTTTACGATAGTCGATAATCTCTTCCTCGTCCAACCCATACCAGGCCAGAAACAGAATAACCGCAGAAAGATCGTATAGGGTAGGATCGTAACACTCCGAAACAGAGATAGAGTCTTTGATTGCCTCGAAAAGTGTATTTAGATTTTTATAATACTGCACTCCGTTTGCCTCATTGATTTTCAATTCATCGACAGTAACGGAGGCAAGCACATCTTCCTGCTCCGAAGGAAGAGCGTCGTTGGCAATCAAGAACCGAATATAAGTCATCAAAAGACTCTTGTAGTTGAAGAAGGTGGTTACGTGCCGAATCCTCATAGAGTTAAACATTAGCACATATTGATCTTTTGTAAGAGGATTATCCAGAGACAGGCCAGACTTTTCCTCAAAAGCAAGGATCTTTTTCCACATAAGGTCAAAGTTCTTTGGGGCTTTGATACTGGCATATCCGCCAGAGGAACCCTCCTCGAAGAATTTGTTACGGATCATATTCCCCTCTCCAATCCGTCAAATCATTTTCTATGTTGCTATTTTAGCACATATAAATGGGAAAGTCAATAGCAAAAAAGAAAATTATTTGTGAAAAGAAGAGCCATCTGTTTACCCCATCACTTGTCCATCATATGCTTCCGTAAAAATTCCTTATCAGTTTCGGAAAGGGAGGAAAGAATGGTCAGCAAACGATCCGGCCCAGTTACAATCTTTCTCCACTCAGTGTAATGCGCTTGCCAAAGACCTAACCAATACTGCTCAAGTCCGGTTACATCTTGTGCAAAGAACCGATCCAGCAAGTTAATAATTTCCTCGCTGGACGCCAGAAGAGGACGTTTAAGAACCTTACCCTTCTTCGTTTGGGCAACCAAAACCAAACGAGCACCCTGAGCCAACTGGACATTGAGATAAATGTATGTATCGGAGGCTGCCGACATATTACCAGGAAGACTACCGTGATAAGGAAGCTTAATATCGCTCTCGCTTATGCTCTTCATCTCCACGGCGTCAATGTCCAAGTTGAAATTGCCATAGCTCGCTACCATACTGTCTGCGATGTGCATTTTTCAAGCGCCTCCACATCAGATTTAGTTGACGAATCTGAAAGTATGTGATATATTGATGTTAGTATCACGACTACTTTCGTGTCTGGGTATACTATACCAGTTTGATTGCGTGATGTCAAGTGTTTTTCACGAATATTTTCGTGAAATTCCCAAAAATTTTCTCAGGAGGTTGTTGTGATGGAGTCAGTCATCTTTGCAAGGATCAAAGAACTTTGCGACGAAAAACATATCACCATCAACAAACTGGAATCCGAGTTAGGAATGAGTCAATATTCTATTGGGCGTTGGAAAAACGCCACAACCCCCACCATAGATAAGATCTCAAAAATCGCAGATTACTTCCACGTCTCTATTGACTACCTGGTTGGAGCATCTAATGTACGTTCAACAGCAGACGATATACTCGGAGATCCAGACTATATCACATTGCAGCGAGCAAGAGAACGTATGACAGCCAAGGATAAAAATAGAATGATGGGGATTTTGAAAATTGGATTTGACTATGCGTTTTCCAATGAAGAAAAGTCTGACGGCAAGAAGTCCGTATTATTGGACAATGAGTGATTTATACTGTGTCTACGGCAAAATACATTGAAAGGGGGAGATTGAAATAATAAGGAATGTTTTTGTACAGCGTAAGGTCTTAGAGCTGTATCAAAATATGGAGACAATCTCTTACCCAATCCAACCAGAGACGATCTTACCTTACGTTCCGCAAAGTAGAATGCTGTCATATCAGAAAATGGCAGAGGTTGCCGGCTGCACAGTAGAAAACATCGTCGTACTCTGTAAAAGCAGCTCAGGGGCAACACACTACGATCCAGAATCGGGTCGATATCTGATTCTTTACAACGCAAACAGCAATCCAGGGCGCATCCGATGGACAATCGCTCATGAAATCGGGCATATTTGTATTGGACATCTAAAAGTAATTGAAGATGCTGAAATTGCTTATACTGAAAGCAGGGACTTTTACGACCAGTTTGAAAGTGAAGCAGATTATTTCGCCTGGAATTTGCTTGCCCCACTACCCATAATGCGAGAAATGGGCATCCATTCAGCAACAGAAATCAAATCTGTTTATGGACTTTCTACTCAAGCAGCAGCTCTTCACTTTGATCGCTACACCAAGTGGTGTAAAGGCCATATTAAAACGTCGTGGGAAAACGGGATGCTGCGGGCATTCCGAACGAAACGACTTACCAGATAGCCACCCTCATAAGAGGGTGGCTTTTCTGATTTAACTGATCTTTTGTTCTCCCCATGCAATCCGAAATCTACCATCTTCATCATATTCCTTAGACATCAACATTCCCATCAGATCATAGTCAACTCCAAAGCGCTCATAAATCTCATCCAAATCCACATCTTGCCCCTTCATAAAAAGGTTCAACCGCTCTTTGGCAATAACCATTTGCATCTGATTAGACTCAATGCTTCCAGAATATGTTACGAAGTAAATGTCTTTATCTTCCTTAGAGTTAAACCGCACAAATCTCATATAGAACTGAGACATCCGTGCGTTATTATAATGCAACTCTGGAATGATGACTTTATTGATAAACTCGAAATTGACTGAAGAGGGAAGACACTGTTGTGTACATAACAGAATGCCATTACCGCTTTCCTTTAAGGCCGATTTTAATTTCCGCCGTTTAGCTAATGTGGTAGTCGAACCTGTTACGACAAATAGTTTGCGTTTAGGGAAACGCCGGCGCAGCTCATCCGCATATGCGTCCACCACAATTTTGTGCCGCACACCTATAACCACAATCTCATCGCCAAACTCCTCCACCATATTACAAACCTTTAGTATTTTGGTTGGAGTGTATGGGCTATTATATTCGTCAACGGTATTGGGCGCGGCAGAAATACGAAGCAGGAGGGTGATCTGCTGAATAAGCGCCATCATGCTGTCTTTACGGCTATTCCCTGAAAGAGCAAAATATCGTTGACGCATGGAATGAAACTCCTCCATGGCTTTGTTATAAACCTCTCGCTCTGCAGAGGAAAACACCACAGGCACTTGATGGATCTTCCTAATTTCTCTGCCTGTAATTTCTGGGAGCGTGCGTGTAATGACAGCATAAGACAAAAGCTTATCCAGAACATCCGCGTTATAGATATCTTGATTCTTCTTTCCTACACCAAACACAGTAATGCGCTCCGGCAAATGACACTCTGAAAACAATTTGTAGCCAGCCTTATATGCAGGGATAGGCTCTCCATAATATGGATTAGGGAGACAATCTAAATACTCATCTTCACCTTCTTTGTTATAGCAATAGATTTGCTCTGACCAGGACAGCATATTATAGGAGTTATTATAAAGCAGCTCTAACTGGGGTGCGCTTTCCGAAATGTTGTTTCGTGTTACAGTACCAGTCATAGCAAACTTGAAACGAACACGGCGAAAGCAATCCAACACAGCCTTGGTGCGCTTGCTATCTGGGTTTGTCATCTCGTCGGACTCATCAAATACCAAACAGATATTTTGATTCCGCATTTTGATGTGCCGCTTAATTTTCTTTCGATACTTAGAAAGCATACCTAGAGTTATAATTACAAACTCTCCATCCTGGACAGCCTCTAAATCGGACAGTTTCTTTATCATACGATATCCGATTCTGAAATTCTTCAACACCAAATCCCAGTTGTTTTTGATGGAAATTGCAGTAGACACCACCCATACATTTCGAGCGTGCTGCTGTTCCATACGGTATTGGCCTACAACGATCCCAGCTAAGGTTTTTCCGCTACCCTGCTCCCATTGCAGTAAGTGATAATGCTTCTGCAAAACAAGGTTTAGATCATGTTTCTGGATGTCGTTTAGATGAATCCACTCTTCGTTTTCACTATCGTAAACAGAAAATTCATCCAGATAGCGGGCAATCTCCGGGTCTTGTTCCATATCCTTAAAAGGTTTTGTCTCCCGCTGATAATCACGCTGTTTACGACGGATTAGACGAGCATAGTTTCCCGTATCCATCTCAGATTGTCCAGAAACAAGACTATAAAACGGGACAAGTTGCTTCATGGTATTAGGCAAAGCATCGCGCACTTTTTTACTGTAGCCTTTATAAATCAATCCGCCATCCTGTTTAACTAGACACACAACATCACGACTCGGTTTGCTGTTCTGAGAACGAATTACCCTGCGAAGATAAGCTAATACCTTGGCCTCTGTAATGCGAACTCTTACCCAGTCCTCATATTTCATGTCTGAGGGCTGCACCTGGTGGTGAAATTTATATAGGTATTCCTGACACTTAGAATATTTTTCAATCAAATTTGGATTTGACTTGATATGATACATCATCTTCCGAACTTCATATTCAAACTCGATGGAGTTTTTGCCCAGAGATGATAGCTTAATGCGAGCGCTATTACTGCGCATTTTCTCCCTGGCCGGGGCAACAATCTCTGTTTTGACAATCTCAAGAAGATCCGCCGCATTATCCATATCAGTAAGATTAAACCAGTTTGCGCTGTTCAGAGCATACGGCTTTCCCTCATCGGCAACATCCAGCTTCTTCTGCCAAAAAAGTATTTTAGTAGCGTAATTGTCTACGCCAAGCGCTTTGAAAGCATCCTTCTGAATAGAAACCTGCCCAAGAAAAGAAAAGTCTTTTTTCAGCTCAGAAATTTTAGCGTCATCCAAATACTCATCAGACAGAAAAGATGCTGGAACCACAATCGCCATGATACCCAAAGGCTTCAACAATTCTGCGGCCTTTATACAATAGTACATCTGGGAAATGACACCCCCCCCATCTTCTGTTTGCCATTTCAGATTGAATGGAGGATTCCCCACAACATAATCAAAGCGAATATCCGGCTGATAAAACCGAATATCACGGTGCTCCAAGTTAGCAGCAGGGTAAAGATAATGGGCAACTTTATGGGATTTAATATCTAACTCACAACCATAAAAGTTTGACTCTACCGGCATGAAGTTACAGAAGTTGGAGATCCCGCTTGTAAGGTCTGCCACAGTCTCATCCATAGCAGGGGAGAGAGCCTCCATAATGAACTGACAAAGGGGAGGAGGGGTAAAAAATTGCCCATTCTCAATTTCCTTTTTTGCCTCTGCAAATTCATGGTAGTTAGCAAAGTCTGAGCGCCGCAGGCCATGCAGTCCGCCGCCTCCCGTATAAGCATTGTAGATATCCTCACGTGAAATTCCAGACTGATCTGCTAACCCCTGGTCTATAAGATACAGGATTTTATCATTAAGTTCCTGTCTGGACTCCTGGGGAATATGCTCGTTGTTGTATCTATATTTCACAAACTTCACCGACTTTCAATGCTCCAATAAAACCCGCAGTACGGAGTCTTATTTTGAAGTGCATCTTGGATAGAGAGAACAGCGTTAATGGAAGAACGAATTATTGCATCTTTATCTTTCTTTGAAGGGCGAATGTAATGAAGTACCATATGATATGCTGCTTTTTTAATATCTCGAAAACAAAGAGACTTGTTTCCGGTATTTACGTCTGTTGCAATAACATAGTCAACCTTTATTTCTTCACATTGATTGCCTTTTGCCTGATTGCAAATTTCGCACATAGTCTGAAGATTATCTACACGATCCGATCCGCCTTTACTTTTAGGAATAATGTGGTCTTTGGTCAGAAGCGTTCCATCGTCAGCATACAAATTAAAATGCCGGCGATTTGTATTGGGATCTCCACAGAGCTTGAAATGAGTTCCCTCCTTACCACAGCAGACGCATTTAGTTCCCTTCTGATAAAAGAGCATATAACGAAGAGAGACAGGGTAAACATCAAAACCATCTACAACAATGCTATCTTTCTTTTTCCAATCATCATCAACTCGAAGTAGTCTTTCTTCTCCGATCATATTAAACACATCTTCAAGACTATAAGACTTATCTTCAATAATCATTTTTTAATACTCCTCTCTAACAAGTGCTGCCGTGTTGTATCGGCCACAGCTTCCAAAAATAAACTCCAATCCGTATTGCGCTCAGTTTCCGGCCAGGAATGATATCTGCAAAGCAGCGACCAAACAGCGGTAGAAACCTGCACATTATCCAAATGACAAATCAAGAAACAGAAGTTGCTTATTTTAATCCATGCTTCTCTCCGCAATACAATAGCACCCCAGTTATCATCATAAATGAATTTGTTTTTAGGGACTGATATTCCGTATTTTTTCGCACGATACGATAATGGCGTTCCATAATCTTCTGGCCTGCAATATGTCGGAGAGAAATAATCTGGATGTTTAATATATAAATCCGAATCATCCAGAAATAGCTGACACGTACATCGATTAGGAATGAACGAGACTGAGGCAAAATTTTTAATACCCTTTAGCTCTTTCGGTTTTGACAGTTTGTTTCCCATACAAAGAACGATGTATTCAGTTTTTGGCGAAAGGAATTTTAAGCAAAATTCCTTTGGTGTTGATATTGCTTTGGAAATAGGAACAACGGATGCGCCAATTTTGTGCAACTGATATTCACAAAGATCATACCATACGCCATCGTTTGTATCTTTGTGTAATGTTACATAACAATCTCCAGCCGACGTTTTGAAACGCAAAAGATAGACAAGAGAACCTTTGCGCTCCGTCATTCCACACACTTTATCAACAGCATTAAACATTTGTTCAATATACTTTATATGAGATAGATCTTCACACAGGGTAATTTCCGCATCTGGATAGTCGGCCTGTGCATCTTCCAAAGTTGGATAGTATAGACGAAGTTCCCCGTCTTCCGTTTTCACTCTATAACGGTTCATAGTCTTGCCTCCTAAAAAAAAGAATGCCCTCTACCTTAATTACAGGTAGAGGGCAGCATTTGCTAACCAGCTTTATAACTTTTTTACGTGGTCATGATTCTTGCGATTTATGGTTTCTCCACGAAAACAATGTCCACAATATTCCCAGATCCCGTGCGGCCATTCTCCACCAACTTTCCGAAATGTTGCGTAAGTATTTCGATACTCGCCACTCCGCTCATCAAACTCGGTAGAGTATGGCTCGCCCATTTGCGAACATCCAGCAGTCATACAGGCAGGAGGAAGACAATCCATTGCGTTATCCACTACATCCTGTGTCACATAGTCTCCAGGTTTTGCGGTAGAGTAGTCAAAATCATCCTCGTTCCAAACCTCTTTACCATTCCAGATTTGCTTGGGCTTCGGAGCAATCGTCTCTACATCCAAAATGCGAGCACCGGGGATACCTCGTCTTACTTCCCACACCTCGTCCATATTGCCCACCAAATCAAAAAGTTCTTTGGTATTATGGGCAATACTAATTCTTGCCCCAGGCAGCTCTCTAACTTCTTGGAGCACACCATTGATTGCCGCATGGTAGCTATTGGAGATTTGAGATATGACTTTAAGGAAGTCTGCCAAGTTCTGTACAGAGTCCATAGCCTCCATAAACTCTTCCCAGCTATGTTCGCAAATCCCCAATCCAAAACGTGCCATCTCAACTTTATCTCCGTTATATTCCTCAGAGACAATATAGCTGTTGTTCAAATCGTTATAAAAAATAACCTTACGTCTAGTCATGTATATTCTCCTTTTAGTTCGGGCGACACGGCATCAAAAAGATAGGCTCACCCCAATTATTCTCGCCATTTTTTCTGTCCAGTTTGAAAACAAACAAGCAGGGATGCGGAGTTTTGATTGTACGGCTGTTCCCCATATACAGGTTTCGATATGGGCCAGCAGCCGTTAGCGCGTCCAGATACAGCAAGGCGTTAAAATAACTTACAAGACACTCTCCATTTTCGTTTGTAGTAGACAACATGATCTGCGGAAACGTTGGCTTCCCAATGCCCTTCATATCTTTCCATTCAGCAATAGCCCTTTTGCAAGCTTCAATGCTCATAGGCTCTTTTACCAAATACAGATCGCCGTCCTCTATAAACCCTCTGGCGTACTTATCAAGAATATCCATACGTTCTGCATCTACAAACTCGTCTGGCTTTTCATCAAACAGAACGGCAAGAACGCCATCCGTAATTCCAAATCTTTCACCGCATGGATGCACCCCAGCAATTTTTGCCCGCTGCATCTTATTTGTAGAGCGATTCTGTTCAAAAGCATCTTGGTTATATCGCATTTGCTCCCGCCCTACAATCTTCTGTAGGACGGTAAGCTGCTTCTTTGTCAGTTTCATGCCAATCTCCTTCTCATGTACTGCTCAACAAATTCCTGAACGTAGCCTGTGCTACGGAATTTAATATCGGCTCGTCCATTCTTGAACAGTTTAATAGACTTAACCTTTTCCATATAGGGAACATCGAACAGGCTTTCTTTTGTGTCGTATTTGAACAGCTCCGGGAACCAACGATACCCTTCATCCATACGCTCACACTCATAATAAGCCAGAGCATTCAGTAAAGTCTTGAAGTCCTCAGAAGGTTTATACTCAGCCACAGGATGATTCATCCATTTGTTTTCATCTACCGACACCCAATATCCGATCAAACGAAGGGTATCATTTTTGATTTCAAACTCTTCCTCGTCCGGTCTTGAACCATATGTACGGTGACAACAGTTCCATGTGCGTTCCAGAAACTCATTCATTGCCTGTTCCTGAAAAGAAAACCCGCCAAGCTGGACAAAAATCTCATCCACAACTCGCTCATAACGAAGCGGCAAGTTACGGAGATCCGATTCGTACTTCGCTTTTTCTCCTTTATAGGTATCCAGCTGCTCCCGATAGGCTGAGATTTCATCCTCGCTCATCTTTCGGTATCCACCCCAAGGCAGATTTGGCTCTTTAGGCGGAGCTGGAATAAGGTGTTCCTGAATTTCTTTTGCATCCAGATCAACTTTATACTTGCGGGAAAAGTACTGAACGATATTAGAGATAAAAGTGTTATTCCGTTTTGCTAATACATCTAGCACCGCATTGCTATCGCAATTAAACTCGTTCCCAACAATATAATATTTGTAGAACCTGTCGTTTTCGGGCTGTAAAATCTCACTCTGCTCCACTTGAGCTTCCAGTATAGCCGTCGCAATCTTCCGTAATGCCGGCCCAGACTTATCAAAGGCAAGTTGCTGACAGTTGCAATACTCTTTATCTTCTTCGGAAATGCGATTATCTGCTTTGATTTCAACAGCAGAAAATTTATCTAACAGGTTCATAAGAACCACTCCTTTCATTTATATCTTCGGACAACCATATCGGCATACTTGTTTGCCTTTCGTATCGCAATGTGCTCTCGAATTAAGGCGATGGCTACCACAATACTCATTATCAAAATCTCCACAGAACCACCCCTATATAATCAGAATGAAACTACTATTTGCTAACCATTTTTAATCGTGTTCTTCAAAGACGCCATTATCAATCTCTCCGCCAATAGAGAAGGCTTCATAAGCGGACTGTTCCAATCGACTGATAGAGGCGGTAGCATAGCTGGCCTTTGCACGGATCGCCTCGGCCTCCGCAATAAGGATGTCATGCACCAGGTTAAAAGCGTCCACAACATCACTGTCTGTCATAATCAACGTGCTATATTCTTTCTTGATTTCATCGAGCTTCTGTTTGGAAATGTACATAAGTCATACCTCCCTACGAAAGTCTCTATTAAAAGTGTTAGAGTATGCTGCGACGCCGTTCCAATCGTCGTAGCGCACCTTCTCCTGTTGCTCCCCAAACTGGAAAATCAAATTCGGTCTGGGCTCATTGCCGTCCTCTGGAACACGGCGAGTCCCACAAACATACCATTTGGCAAACGGTTCCCGCTTGGATACCTCCCGCAGATAGTATCGCTTTGTTTCAATTCCACGATAAATCTCTCGGCCTGTTCCTTCCTCTACTCCCTCAAACTGCACCTTGATAACCCTTTCAGGATTCCGTGTCAAATTGTTATGCCAATCGTTCTGTGAACAATTTAGATACCAAATATCCCCAAAGTGCGAATATCTCAATTCAGAACGTTGCTTGATGTATTCCAAACCCAAGCGTTCAAACATATCTTTCATCATAAAGGATGTAGCCCGGTGCCCACTATCGTCCTCACAAATCAGCTTCACACGGCCATCCAAACACGCCTCGGCATTGAGTCCACTTATTCTATACTCCTCATAATCCTGTTCTGTAGGAACTGTAACTTCGATTTTCATGCCGTCACCCTCCAGTTCTATTTCTCTTTGCAGATCATCAAAGTTTCTTGCTAACTCCGGCAATCATTTTTTCTAGCTGCTGTGCTACCGGATCAGTAATCGTCAGCAGGATGTAGTCACGCTTATAGTAGGGCTTGCGATGTTCCTTATCCGAAAAAGTATGGATTGCATCGTATGTTAGATGCTCCCCACCATCAGACGGCAGAGAAAACAAAATCTCAGCAGCGGCACACTTGCGATGTGCCCACCCCATTAAACGGCACGCCTCATCCATAAAGGTGCTGAGATACTGCGTATTACTCAGCCGATATAGCCGGAAGATATAGCCATATACAGCATTCTCGTTTTTCTCGGCCTCTTTCGCCTGTTCATCCAGAGGGGCAGGGCGTAGCCGCCCCAGTTCCACTAATTCCTGTATATACTTGGGGATTTTCATACCATCTTCTCCTTTTCAAAATAGAACGGAACGCCGGCCTGGAAAGGATAGATCGTGAAGTCGTGGTCGCTCCACACTCGCATTGCATGACAAGGTTTGTCTTTAGGAATGACAATGCGTGTTTTACCACCGAACATAACCTCGATATGGTCATCAGCATATCGGTTTTCGACCTGCAGTAACTTAAAAATATAAGACTTTGCGGTTTCCTTAACCTCCACAACATACCGATAGGCATGGAAAATGTCGCCGTCTTGCTCTGATACATAACGTCCTGGCTGTAACATCAGAGATATAGCTCCTTCCCGTCCACATACACATGGGTAATACCATCAATGACTTCTACCCGAATGTTCTTTTCATCCATAACTCGGTGCTTCTCAGCAATACCATAGGAAGCAGTTAGGCAATCATCATCCATAAATGCGGCGACTTCGCCCATCTCAACTTCGGGAATCAAATCAGACAAAAACACACAGAACTGGTCTTTACTAACCTGCTCATACTTGTGTGCATACTCAATTAGGTTCGCTACCATCTCACGGACAAATGAGCTACTATTTCCAGCAAACACGTTAGGGAACGTATATTCTAGATAAGCCATAAAAGCATCTTCATTAAATCCCTTTTTCATTGTCGTTACTTCCTCCATTCCTAATTTCAGATGACACAGTAGCCATACATAATACACCTGCGATAAAAGCGCTCGGTGCGTTCATTGCAATCTCATCAAAGGTATTAAGTAGGCTATCTCCATCTCCGTGCTGTCTTTTGGGATTAACTTTAACCAGCTCCGGCATATAGACTTTAATATCCGCACGAAACTTCCCTACGTAATCGCTATCGCCCCTCATTTGTGCTATCCGATTTGCTTCGGAAACAGCCTCATGCCCCTGCAGCGCAGAAAAATATCGAGTCTTTGAAATGTTTGGATTGTATCTATAATCTACGGACAACGAAGTGCCCCCGTGGTTGTGTCCCAGCCCAAATGTATAAATACAGTATCTCGGTTCAGTAGTACAGCTATAAAGCTCTCCATCCACCAAAAGGAAACGACGCATATCAGATCGAGCTTGTTTGAGTACAGCTTTTTTGGTGTATTCTTCGCCGTGATAAGAGCCACAACCATAACGAAAATACTTGCTTCCATGTTCATTCCACCAGGCCAAAGCTTCCAGCGGAGTATGATACCTATATTCATCCTCACCGCCAGCGCAAATATTACGGATAGAAGTTTTCTTCCAAAGCTTTCCTTTGTAGAGAAAGATTTTACCTGCGCCGTTATAAGAGAGATCTTCAAAAGCAAGCTGAAGCTCTGCCAAGGTGGTTTCCGATAGGTTGATGTTCACATATTCCTCACACACTTTATAGCGGAGCTTACGGCAACGGGGAGGTAGATAACCCTCCTCATATTTAATCCAAGTTTTAATCTTCATTCATAACTCCTCCCATTATATTTTCAAACTGTTCTATAATTTTGCTAACCATAAAAAAGAGGCGGGACAGATTTCTCCATCCCGCCTTGTTCCATATTTACACGCCGACGCCGGCCAGCAGAGAAGCCATCTTATCCATCATGGCGTGCCCATCCATAATCCGACCCCAGTTGTTCTCCTGATAGTTGGAAGTCATACGCCGGGGCGCAGAGTGACCAACCATATCAGACATCGCATTCAGCGCTCCCCAGGCAGTTCCAAGGAACTGGGCAATGTCAGGACGGAAGTAGCAGATCATGTATTCCTCGCGGGCTTTCTCTGCGTTCCGCTTCTCACGATCACTCATTTCCTCCGTAGAGGGGAACATCTCATCCAGGATTTTCGCAATCTGCTCATCCGTGATACTCTTGTTTGCCATCTGGTCAGCGTACACGGCCAGCTTGTCCATGTACTTGTTTGCCATATCCAGGCACATCCGCGCCTCATGAAGCTTGGCCTGAATATCGCCAGTATGACGGACAGACCACGCACGTTTGGCACCGTTCAGTGCGATGTTCAGCGTGTTATTGCAAACCACACGGATAGGCGTCATACAGACCCGAATAGCACCGCTGCCATCGTGAGTATTAGAGAAGCAGAGATAAGGCTCAGTCTTATCACCCACGATCTCCCGATCCGGGAGCTTTGCCAGCAGCCAAATCTTTCGGCCACCCATCAGACTTCCCGCAGTCTCATAGCGTACCTCACCTTCAATCAGCGCGTCGGTAAAGGCAAAAGCTTCCGCATTCTGCACGACCTGGTATCTATCAGACACCACGCCAAGAACAGCGCCATCACTGCTCCGCACATTCGCAAAGAAGTTATCTACCTTGCGCCCGCCACAAACCTGAATCGGCTTACGCTCAACCTTCCAGTCAAGACCAGCCAACCGCAGCGCATCCGCACTGGTAGGGGCCTCGTCAACCTGGGTGCCCAGGCCGTGCCAGGGCTTCTCACGTCCAGCATAAAACATACTCTCAACATTCGCAGACATTTTTACGTACCTCCTAAATTTTTCGGCTTTGTTGGTTTATTACTGACACTATACTTACAAAAGGAATTAGAGTTTTGCTAACCGTTTTTTAATTTTCCCAAATATTATTTACATCAAAAGAAATGCGTGCGTGTCCATCTACGGCAGAGATAACAACGCCATCTGACTTCTGCATGATAGCAACAAGCGCAGCGATTTCTTCTTTATCCAGCGTGGCAGCAGGGGAGAAGTCCAGCCATAGAATAGCGTGCTTTTCTCTTGTGTTTGGATTGTAACCATCAATCAAATGTACATCATCGCAAAGACTCATAAACTCTATTAGATCGTTTCTAATAGCATGATATAGCTGCACCTTCTCAAAATTTGCTTGTGTTCCATTGAAGTTTTCGTTATGGTCGTGCATCTCTGCAATTTCTTCCGGGGTATAATTTACGCGCATCCGGCCTTCCTCCTCAGTTCCATATACTCCTTATATCCAACCCCCATCAAATCAGCAGCAGCGTGCAATGCCTGTTTCTTATCACTCATCGGGCCGGCGGGAATTTTAGGCGTATCCACCTTATGGGGATACCACCGGGAGCTTCCTTTCTGCTTAGAAACATCGTAAGTAATCATTAAATCTGTTCCTCCTATTCTTCACCAAACCGCACGCCATCCAGAATTGCTGCACAGCGCATCCAATTCCTTCTCTTTGCGATCTGCCTCTTCCGCTTCGCCCTCATCGGGAAAATCGGAAACATCCAAATCATAAACGTCCACATCTACATCGGAATTAGAATAGACAGTCTGAACCAGGCCACCTTTAACACGAATGGCTACCCGAACATTCAAAGTCTTTTCCTCGATTGCCCAGTTCTCATATTCCGTCTTGTAGTCATCACGGATGCTCGCCTCCGCTTCGCCACACGTCCAGTCGCGCCCTTCATCCGGCCTATCAGTCTCAGTAATTCCCCAGGCTTTCAGCGCTTCATTCCACGCATTTCTCATAGCCTCTTGCGCTTGCTCCATAGACAAGAAAAGCTCGGCATCGGCATCCCACACAGAAGAATCCTGCTTGTGAATCAGCACATAAACCTTCATTAGTAACCGTCCTTCCTTCAATCCAAATTTCTTTTTCTCTTCCGCTCAATCTCTGCTACACGGTGGGGAAGAAAATTCATCATTTTGGCATATTCCATAGCGTCCGATTTCTTTTCGGAAAAACTACCAGCAACGGGGATGTAAGCATATCCTTCGGCATGGGCATACCATAGCCTGGATTTTGAATCTTTACTTACTACATAACGCAACATATATTCCCTCAACTATCCCGCGTAGAGCGTGTGTTGATATACTCCATGACCGCCTGGTACAGCTCCGGCGACGCAGTAAACAGGAATACGTCATACATCGGATTATCTCGATCTGGAGCAACCTTATAAGGTGTAAACCCTTTTTCAATAAGGAAGCTGCACATCCGCGCCCGCTTACACACATAGGTCTTCTGCTCTCTTACGTTGTTCATATCGTCAAGTCCTTTCTAAATGTTGTTTGCTTACACTATAATTACAAAACACATCTTTAATTTGCTAACCTTCAATAAAAAATAGCCCGCCGAAAAGCGGGCTATTTTTTAAGTAAAAACAGATTTCAAGAGGCTTCTGGGATTAGAGGCCAAACCAAACCATGCCTCTCCATTTGAAAATCGGGCAGTACAGACGTACTCCTGGAAGTCATACTTCTTTCCTAGTGTAGCCAGCAGACGGTTGATTTTCCGCACTTCGGCCTGATACTTTCGATAAGCTACACTTCTGCAGCAGTCAAAGTAATAGTGGCAATCATCGTTGCTGTAATCCTCTTCTTCCAGATCGTGCTCGACTTCAACGTAAAGCTGGATACCACAATAATATCCGCCCTTCACCTGAATCTTATGAAACATCAAGTCATAGTTAATATCTGCTAAGTCTTCTTCAATCAGAGGAACCTCAATATAACTATAGTAGTCATCGTCATAATCCTTTGCGTATAGAGGAAAGTCTCTCATTGTTTCAAAGTTTGCAGTACTCATTCTGTCTACCTCCATAAAGTTTTTTTGGTTCCTATTATATTTACAGGACTCAAGAGAGTTTTGCTAACCTAGAAGACTTCTTTTTATTAAGGTCTTCTATAAACCGTTGCGTTCCATCAATCTCAGCCCCTAAAAGCTCGTGGATAAAGGCAAGCGATTTTGAAATGTCGCTATCCGGTGCACTACTGTTATACTTTGAAGCAATCTCGTTGAATCTGTCCTTAGACATAAACATCAAAACTCATCCTCTTCCAAGAGAATTTCAGCGATATGGATAGAAGTTACAAATCCAATATCAATCTTCTGGAATAGCTTTTCCATAGCTTGTTTACGGCCATCAGCATTGACTATAAATCCGCGAGTAGTTCCATTCCCATAAATAACAACGACTGAATATCTTGGAATATACGTGTCTTCTATTTCTTCTAAAAATTCTTCCCGTGTTTCTCCCTCTACAATATCTTTTCCGCAGACTGGGCAGGGACAAAAAGTATGGCCTGGTTTAACTTCTTCAGAATGCAACATATCTGTGGTAAACCAGCGTCCACAGCCATCGCAAAGAATAATATTGTTGCGCTCCCATTCATCATCATGGCAAGTTTCGCATTCAACATATTGTTTGTCCGTTCCTTCATTAACGATATAAATAAGATCTTCGCTATTGTTCATAATGCGACCACATTTTGCACAAGTACAAATTCTCATTGTTCATTCTCCTTTACATTTAATATAGGGACACTATATATACAGATCTTTTTCTGATTTTGCTAACTGAAAAAGCAAAAAAGAGAGGGCAAAACCCTCTCTTTATCTAACAACCTGATAATCAGATGGAATCCGTTTTGCTGGAATATAAACGTTCTTATCGGGATCATACCAAAAGGGGCGCTTGAATTGATAGGCTGGCTCATGCTTGACATACGTTTTTACTTCATCGCCCCATTTGAATTGAATAGTCGTACCAATGGGAAGTTTTGATAAGGCGTCAGGACTCTTTTTCTGCTCCGCTCTCTGCTTACATTTTCCCCGCCAGGACAAAGCATATTTATTATCAGTAGGGGAAAGAAGCTTCAGAATAGACATCGGGCAATCATAGTAGCACGGCCCCATTGTTTCATCCATTTCCTTGTGATAGAAATTGAAGTAATCTTTTCTATCTGTCTGTGTAATGATAACCATTGCCCAAGTTTCGGTCTGTTGCTGCTCTGGAATATCTTCATAAATGGAGTTGCCAGCATCATCTCTTCCAGCATACCTTTTCAAATTCTGAATTGCAGCGTAGTAAACAGAACCTACCATTACACTTTTCAAAATGCGATAATGACCAGCGTTTAAGCCCTCCAGGAAATACCCATCACATTCAGCCTTGCGGTCTATATCGCCATTGCGTTTATAATGCGTTGCATGGCATCCTGTCCATCCCATTTTCAAATCCTCCTTCAGTCATTCAGTAAATCAAAACTCGTTTGGAAAAAAGCATCCAGAACCCTAGGGGAGCAAACAACACAACCGCCGTACAATCACGATCTTCAAATGTGCGTCCAGTAGAACTCAGCCACAAGAGCGCACCACAACAGGCCAGCATCAGCAGCCCTAAAAGTCTCTGCTCAAACATCTTTTTACGGTAACGCTTACGCTCATTGCGTGTCATTATTTATCGCCTCCTGTTATATATACAGAATAGTTTTCTTGTTTGCTAACCATAAAAATAAAAGAAGCGGAGAAAAATCTCCGCTTCTTACTCACATAACATAGGGATTATTCAGTTTTTCACGCCCCTGTTCCATTAAGTCAAGCAGCTTCTTATCGTCCAGCGCAAAAGTAATTTTGCAAATTTCCTTGTAGTTTTTCTTGGCCTGCTGCGGCCCCTCATTAACCGTATAGCCCATACCATTGCCACGCATGAAGTCAGAATCCTTGACCGGCTCGTATACCTGCAGGTGAATGGTGGGCTGATATGCTACTGTACGGAAGTTTTCCACCACTCGCTGATAGCTCACAGTCGCCCGAAGAATACAGCCATCCTTCAATTTAATATCACGAACGGCCTGTTTTTCTCCCCATGTGACATAGTGCATCAGATCAAACTTGAAGCCACCACCCAACTGGCCGTTCCATCTTTCATATTGCGCTCTTGTCAAATTTGCCATATCAAATCCTCCTATTATTCTACCGCAATCCGCTTGCAATCGCCGGAAAGAACACGCTCCAACTTGCTTTTCACACTGGTTAGATTTTCCGCCTGAAGCTTTGCCATACTCCGCTCAATCTGGTCAGAACTTCGGCGTACTACTTGCTCATAATATCCAATGGTCAACTGTAGGGCGCTTACTGTCCATGAAATTTCAGTCTTTGTCAACCTCTCCATTTATCACACCTCCAAGCCGCGCTGTACTTTTATGCTATCCACAATGGCGCAAATTGCACTCATTGCACTCATATAGGCATCCATCTCTTCATACTTGCCATCTGCACGACTACTGCTTGACCATCTTTCATAAAGCATCACGGCCATATCTCGGATATTTTGCAACTCGATATTTGAACGAGTTTCTAATTCCAGCGCCCTTTTAATCAACTCGGCTTCGCCATTGTTAATCCATCTGCGCCCCTGCGGGTGAAAGCTTTCCTTCAACTCCATTAAAGAATGAAAATCAGTTTTTGTTGTCATGCTTGTAGCCTCCCTTAATTTGTTTTCTACTTTATTTACAGACAGAAATATTGATTTGCTAACCCAAAAAAGAAGGGCGGGGAAGAAACCCCGCCCAATCTTATACGGCGTAAATTAGCTCGACACCATCTCGATCTGCAAAAAACTTATCCGCCACAGGGCATTGATAGCATAGGCCAGAATTGCATTTTCCAGGACAACGGCAGGCACGTCCATCCACGCCACAGATTTCAGGCACTTTCCCCTTTGCGTGAAGGATAATACGTTTACCGGTCAGCTTTTCAGATACAATCCGCTCCAGATAACGCAGGGCACCATCATCGTCTCCAAAAATTTGTGTATCGATTTTCCACCTCCAGCTCATTCCGTTGTGTTTCGGATCTTTTTCAATAGGAATTTCTGCACCGTTGCTTAAACGAATCATCCAATGCTTTTCATCCAAAACTTCAGCGTTAAGGTGTAGATAATCGGTAACATAAAATTCAACTAAACTCATAATCTTTCCTCCGTTATTTTAATTTGTTGCTTCACACTATATATTACAGAAAGCATCACATATTTGCTAACTACTTAAAAATAAAAATGAGGGCTTGCGTTATGCAAAGCCCTCGAAAAACTACCCATAAATCACATCCCCGAAAATCGCATATTGAAGAATACAATCAGCAGAAACGGCATCATATTCATCAAAATCAAATGTGTTCTGCTGTTCCATATATTTTTTCCAACCACTTAGGATTTTCTCCATAGTCAGATCATGGTATTTGTCTTCTTCGTAGTCAAAAACAATCAGTTTACCGCCAGCCTCAAGAATTTCAGCCAACACATCCTCATAGCAAGGTTTTATCTCGCTTGTGCTTTTGGCCTGAAGGCGCTCCCGTGCCGCCTCATAGTCTTTTTCATCGCTACATATCTCACCCCAATAGTCAAATCCACCAGCCTCACAGCAGAGTACACAGTCCACTATGTCTTGCGTAGTAACGATAATTTCTTTTTCAATGGCAATTTTATGTTCCATTTCATTCCCTCCTACGGTTTAGTCACCACAGCCAAAAGACCTCCGCCATCTGCTACGTGGTTTTCAACGGCCTGGACTCCAAGATACTGCGCAATTCTCCTATCCACTTGCGAACCGTCCAGCTCTTGACTATCTGAATAGGCAGAGTAGAAAGCATTCGCCTCCGATACAAGGCGAATACCCGCATCATCCAGAACGTTCTGCAGAATTTCCTCGGCCTCTGATACCGACATCTTATAAGCAATCAGTTTTTCCATGTTAAACCCTCCCGTTCAGCCTTTCTACTAATATTGCAGAATATGTTCTATATTTGCTAACCGTAAAAATATTCTCCACAAAAAAAGAGGCAGGCCAGGTATCCCCAGCCTGCCGA